GACTCATATGAGTCTATGGGATATATTGTCATACAAGGTGTTCTCAGAGAGTGCAACTATTATAAAACTCTCTGAGAACTATCGTTATGGGGTTCCGCGCCCTACTATAATGTTAGAACTTACTTATTCTGTTCGGTAAACATAAGATCAATCTGTGGATACATTGGATCTAAGATCTTAATTAATGCTTTATATGGATCTAATTCTTCTGTTAATATCATTTCTACAATTGTCTTAGAAAAGCCAGATACAAGTACCAAACCATTGGAATTACGTGTCATTGGGATGGTACCAGTGCGTGAATTGACGTTCCAGAAGATAAGCCGTGGTATATTATAACCATGCGCTTTATAACGCTCAGAAAGCATATCAAACAACGCTTGGTCAGTAGAACCATCCATAGCCATATCAAATTCCATATCCGATATAATAATCAGATTCTTTGGAAGATCTTCTTGAGATAGTTTATTATTGATGGCTGTATTCAGTACTAAATTAAATACAGATTCAATATCCGTATTGGAGCAGTCGTCATAGTGGGCCAGAGCAATCAGTTTATCATATAAAGTATGATACATATTCAGATCTACAATATATGGTCTCATACTAAATGAAATAAACTTATTCTTGAACGCTTCGGATTTAATATGTTCTGCACAATACAATGTAATAGAATCTGCTACATTTTGTGCGGTCAATGAATCATTAATAGTGCATCTCATACTGCCAGATCCATCTCGAATAACCAATGTGTCTTCTAATAAAGATCCAGGAGGAGTCTGATGCTTCCAAAGTTCCTCTAATGTATCATCCATTTCAGCAAATCCGCCATTCCAGTATTTACGTACAATATCATACAAGAAGAGACTATTAGCATTGATCTTGGCTTTACCTTGTTTTAAATCTTCTAAATATTGTCTTCTTCTATTTTCATCATGACGTAAGAAAGCACTATTGTATATCAAATTGGCTTTAGATGGTACATGCTCATAATTGATATTATACCATTGGTTGTCACTCATCTTAACTTCTAATACATCAAGATACTTTCTCAGCTGAGACAAAGTTTTTCTGTATTGTTTATCTGTATACTCACAGAAGCTTGGTAACGCTTTCTTAAGTTCTCTTGCTCTTCTACGAGTATATTGAGATGATGTATTCATAGATGGAATCCATTTAGCTAATAAACTAATTGGTTTCTTTTCCTTCATTTTTTCAATATCAATTTGTAATTGACTATTAATCAGTCTTTTACATATGAATTTAACTTTGCTATCAGATGTAGTAAAATAAAGATCGATAATATCATCCCATCTGCCAATATCTTGAATAAGCATAGATAAGAGTATATTCATGGTTGCATCCGGATCTATATCGGACATATGAGCTAATAAACAACGGAAAGCATCTCTTTCTCCTAAACCATGTTTGATATCTCTCAAATACAGCAGCCATTTGATTGTTCTAATCTTATCTTCATGATAAGATATATCAAATTGCACACATATAAATTTAATTGTATTAGTATCGAGTTCTTTACCATACTCTTTAGCTCGTTCTTTAAGTTCAGAAGATAGAGTTCTCAACGTAGGTACAGAGAAATTTAAATCAACTAATGGATGACCAGTGCTTTCATAACCAATAGCTCCATTCTCTGTTTTTGTGAGCACATTGGCTCTCATCATGTTCATAAAATCCATTTTTATTACCTCCTAAGTGTCTCTACACACCTAATAAAAAATAAAAATATATGGTTATTGTATAATACGAGATCTATGTAAAAATTGGAAAAAATGTTCTACATCTAATCTGGATGTGATATTGTATATTTTAGAATTTACAAGCTGTTTGCCTTTTTCTGAACTGATATAGTAAATATTAACACATATATTATACTTATCTTTGTAGATCCAATAGGTTGTATTGTCTACATCAAAATTATATATTTTTCCATCTACTAATCCATTGAGTATATCTTCTTTAGTCATCAATATCACATCCATATAGAATAAAGAACCATCTAAACCATTATTGGTTTAGATCAAATTATACAATAAAAAATAAAATAAAATCATAGAACTCATTCCTAAGACCCGGATTTATTACAAGACCCTATCCGATCTTAGGAATTGGTGAGTTCCTGACTCAGCTATCAGACTCCTAAAGATTGCGCTATCTTAAGGGAAATAGACGCTGAAACGCTCCGAGGCGTATTTTCGTTTAGTAAGTTTTGGTTTGCTGTGTGGGCCTTTTTTAAGAGACCGTACCTCTACAGTACGGCGTGTGTAGAGAAACTAGACGCATCTATATCCAATTTATAGTGAGTAAAATTGCTGTAAGCGCCTATGAACTTCTCTATCATCAATATACTGTTATAGAATTAATTAAATATTACAAACAATCTCATCAATTCTGTCTTTAGATACTCCAAAATCTTTTTCATCTTTATAGTTGTTTCTATGAATATAGATAGGAATATTTAAAGCCAATAGTTTCTGAATATAATGAGATAATTCTTCATTGCTTACATCTTTGTCTGGATAATAATGAATTTCTATATTTTCCAATCCATAAGATTCTATTAACGTTCTGACTACATTAAAGTATCCTTTACCATTAGAAGCAATATAGATATTATTTTGTCTATTCTGATTTCTTAAATGATAAAAGATCGATAAGATATCGAAACATCCTTCTGCTACATGAATCTTGATTGGATCTTTAGATAATACATCAATCTGTGTAGGAATACAATAATTACGAATATGCTTCAGATTCTTATTGAACAATTCATAATTATAATATCGAGACTTAATATAAGACTTAGACTCTTCTGTATTTCTCATAATCAAATAAGAGTTGTCCAGAGATAGAAACCCTACAAAATATGTATGAATATCTTCTATAATTCCTGGTAAAGCAGTAGAAGATAGTTGATTCATTTGTAACAATTCTTTTAAATTGAATACAATCTTATTCTTCTGTGCTTCTTCTATAGACATAGACAATCCTAAACGTTGGTTGATATAGTCTAATTTCTTTTTGGCTAATTCTATATCCGATATCTGATAATTATAGTTGACAGATCTGGATATCTTATGGTAGCCTATTCTCATCTTAGAGAAATTTACTTTTCCGGTGATAGATTCTGCAATAATCTGTAAGTCTTCTATATCTTTCCGTGCAATCTCTTGGTCTGGAATAATAGTCCGAATAATATCCGGAGTAAATAATCCTTTAGCCTCACATTTAAAGCAATGATATAATGGGGCTTCTGTTTCTGAGCCTAACTTAATATAGAAATGAGCTTTATGAGAGGCACTGCTATCCCCACAGAATGGACAACGTATAATAGCTTCTCCATTTCTAATAGTCATTTCATCTTTAAAATGTCTTTCTAATAATGATTGTAATACATAGGTTGCTTGATCTTTCATATCTCTGCTCACCTCCTAACTATAAAAAAATATATGGTAGAGCGATATCGCTCTACCATATTGTCAGATCATCATTACATATTGAAGAACTTCTTCACATAGTTTTTCCGGTAATGGTTGTATCGGAATTACCTGTCCGTGTTCTTCTCTGTTTCTATAATTGATATAAGTAAACTTAGAAGACAATATCTTAGAGATTAAAGCAAATATTCCTTCATCTTGAATCTTCTTATTGCCATATTTAGCAACAACTTTTGGATAAGACTCAGATATCCCAATGCGTTGGGTAATCTTTCTATTGACGTTCTTTCTACTAACCAATCGTTCGACTTTTCCGGCAATAATATAAGGAAGCAACGATTGTCCATTGCTGAGCAGCATCTTCTTAACTGCCAGCATACAAATGACATAGTCTCTATTAGAAATCATTCTAGCTGCTTGAATGTCTTTGAATTCTTTAAAGAATGGATACATCACCAAATTAAATTGGAATTGGTTCTTAATTGGTTTTCCTTCTTTAGATAATTCGTGCATATAGAATACAATCTCGCCTTCATCAAAAGGACCATACTTTCGTTTAATTGTTTCCATTGTGTGTCTACAATTGACGTTGGATTGTATAACCATAGATTCATCAATCTTAGCAATATGTGCTTCAAACTTATCAGCTTCACTATTATTGTCCTCATCTCTTTCTGAAGATGATACGGATGCCATCTGGAATTCATAAGGCGCATCAACAACCTTATATTTAACTTCTCTTCCTATAGCATCATAGTTAAAACAAACAATGTTTTTATTGAATGTATATTTCGGGAAGACTTGAATAATCAAATCCTCTATGGTATTCATAGAATGGGAGGTTGGATTACGACCTCTGATATCCTGCATATCCCATAATACTTTATTGCTATTGACAGACTTCTGTACGTTTGTCATTGTAGTCTCATACAATTTAGCAATAATGTCTATATTATAAACTCTCTTGATTTCTTGCATGATATAATCATAGCAAGTCAGCAAGATATTTTTGATTTCGATATTATCATACCGTTTAGACCATACGAAATGCATAATCAATGGAATAATACAATTTTGAATAAATGAGATTTCCATTAAGATCTCGGCATGTTCATCCGTATATTCCAAACAAGGATTCTTAGTATTGGAATAAGATAGGTGAACCATATAGTTATCTTTTACCAATTTACGAATATTGGCATGTAGTGTTGGATTAGCATGTTCATCATAAGAGATAATAAACCGAATCAGATCATTAATAAAATTCTGTTCGGTGTATGTATCCTCCATATAATCAATGAAGTACTTAATCTGTCCATAGATACCCACTAATTCGTGGTTTGTATCATAGAATTTTTCAAAATAATTTAAATATTGTGTACAATGATTTCTAAACCCTACGACCACTTTACCATTCTTAATTTGTGTTTTAGAGTTGTATCCTCTTTTAGCACTCATCATAAAGAATGACATTAATGATCCGGGTTCGTTTCCATAAGCAATAGCACATTCATTACATTGAATGGCATTACCGATAATTTTAAATATCTCCTCCTCTTCGGATTGAGGCATCCAATCATCAATCGGGATTATGCCTCTTTTTATGACTTCCTCAACAAATTCGTTTTCGTTCGGCATCAATTTTCCTCCTTTTGAAAATAGATACACTTAACTCTCGTCTATATAATATACATTTAAATTTATTTTTTGCGTCCAATGCGTTTTATGACAGAGGCGGTTCTGACAGATTTAATAGCAGATTTGATTCTTCCAACTTTAGATGCTTTAGCCACTGTCTTAGCAATCTTTACATTATCAGAAGCATACCCTGTTAAATCTTTAACAATCGCTTTGTCTTGCCTCTCCTGCTCTTTGATCTTCTTTTGGATCTCTTTAACTCGTTTGATATCCCCCAATTTGGTTTCAGAGTCCACAATCATTTTCAAGACATTGGCTTTGTTTAATGGTTTAGCAGTCTTCCAAGCTTCTTCAGCAAAAAACAATCTTCTCAGTTTCATGAAGTAATAAGCAAAGTACAAAGACTTTACATATCCCGTTTGCATTCTAGGATTACGTATAACTGGTTTATCTGTTAATGCTTTTCTATTCATTTTCTTTTCTAACCAATCTATGGTTAGTCCAGAATGCTTAAATGTATATGCATAGGTAAAAATAAAAGCTGGATCGTTGGAGAAGAATCTGACATTGTACATATTCAGATTGGATAACATAACATCTGGCTTATCTGTACTGAATTCTATAACGACGTCATAATAAATTCCTTTTGTATTTTCAGAAGGAACCATCAGATGGGCATAATATCGATTAGACTCTCTCGTATCTTTATATAAATAATATGCCATCTCTCCTGCTTCTCTAACCATAACGGTATCGAAACGTCTTTTATAATCCGCTTTGATCAGCTTCATTTGTGCATTGGTAGATACGCCTTTGATAATTCCCGGGTTGTCTATATAGTTAGAATATGTTGTCTTAATAATCATAAAAGAATCTCCTATAAAGAAAGAAGGAGGTCTAAGGCTAATAAAAGCCTTAGACCAACATATATGATTATTAGTAAGTTATATATAAAATCAAAAAATAAAAGGGAGTGGATATGTTTACTGCCTCTTATTCTTTAGAAACCTTAAAAACTGCTTTGGGCGACTTCATTACTGAGTTTCCCTTCTCAGACCGTGATCTATATTTCTATAGATTTGTCTGTAGGCACCGCCTACAATACGGACTACGTTAACCATTTGCAGAAAACGATTTCTGACTTTTTAATTCGTGAGATTTTTGCTTAGTGCCAGTCTACGATATTCTCACTTTCTCGTAGTGGTGACGGTATCTTCTAGAGTCACTATCCGGCTTTGCTACCACATAGATGGTTTACTTCTATGATAGTATCCGGATTAACCGCCTAACTCGATAAGATGTCTTCATCCTGATAAACGTACTATAAATAATACGTTCAGAGCCGGATCCCTCAACAAATAAATAGTCCGACATATCCTTCAGACTACCCTTCCTTATCACATCTATATTATATAATTAAAAAATAGTTAGATTACAAAATGCTTAATTATCAAAATCATATGTATTGAATGCGGGATCTGGCAAGAGATACTGATTGGTCTTAAACATCAGTCCAATAATAGTAACAATAGCATCCAGAATAACAATGTCCGATTTAATAGAGGATAATACTTTCTTATCATATTCTCCCGTTCTTAAATTCAATGGACAGTTATATTTCAAAGAATCATTGACGATTTCATTGAGTCTTGTTTCAGATGCTGTATTATCCTTGTTGTAAATCAATTGAAACAGGGACTTATAGGCATCCAGTATTAAGCGAATAGCGTCTTTTGTGAGGTCTTCCGCATAGGGGTACTGGTCATAGTTAATAGCATGCTCTTTACCCATAATTTCTACCATTAACTGGCAGCAAGCTTTTAATGCTTCAAAGTTAGCACCACAACCAACACCATATTCTGCAGCCGATCTACAATTCAATACGGCATCTTCTACTAAATCTTTCTTAGCATCTCTATCTGTATAAGAAATGCCACCAATTAAGTAATCCACCATATTACATTCTAATGTCTGAATACGTCTTTTCAGTTTATAGATCTCAGTAACATCTTTTTTAGTTTCTTCATATTTTTGTAATTCAGACTTTAATGATTTTACTAAGTTTTCATACATAGAGGATTTAGATCCATCTTTGTTATACATCATAGCCGGATTGATAATCTTTGTCATCTTGGCATCAGAGATAACCTGTTCGGCACTACCAGCAAAAGAGTGTACATTCTTCGGAGTAGCGGCAATACCTTTTTCAATATCAATCTTCTGAATATTGGGATCGATATATTTCTTAATTGTCTTAGCTCCAGACAATTTAGCCAAATCATACAGATAATCTAACCGAGTAATATTAGTAACCATAAGCAGTTTAGGTCTCTGTTCTGGTGGATAGTTTCCAATAGTCTGCAATACCTGGTCTAATTCAGAACGTACATCTTCACTATACTTAGGAGCTAATATAACAGTAGGAACTTCTCCAGGCATACTGAGAGCGTCTTTCTTACCGTCTCTCATTGCTTCATTGCGTGTAGCCAATGGCATAATGATATTCTCTGTAACAATTGTTCCCAGCAGAGCCATCATTTCCGGTGTATCAATAGGATCTTCAAAGATATAAATCTTAGGATCTCTAATTACACAAGTAGAATCTTTTGCATTGTTAATAAAATTTGCATTGAAGTATCCTACATCAAAAGTGAATCCATCATAAGATTTCAGAATATTATCTGTGGTATTAGAAATTCCTACATCGATATAGACAGAGTTACCATAGTCTTCATAGATCTTCTTAATATTCTGGGCAATCTCTTCATCACCATCTGTAGATGTATAAGCAATATTATAGATGTCTTCTAAGGTAGTTTTACGTCCGTCTTTTTCTATAATTTCATAGATTCTTTCCGCAACATTTTCTACTTTCTTCAGAATCTCTTTTTCAGAAACATTGTATTCTTTACAATAGTTATTCAGTTTATGGAACAGTTTATAAGACAGAATAACAGAAGAGGTAGTACCATCTCCTACCGTCTTTACCGTATTTCTGGTTACATTTCTTAGATCATCTACAATAGACATTTCAATGGGTTTATTAAACTTAACGGCCCCCAAGATCTTATGTCCATCTTTGGTATAATCTGTACGTCCACTATCTTTCTTATCTACTACAGATCTCATTTCTGTGGTAGAGCCATCCGGTCCATAAGAGTTCTGTAATACATTAGCTATTGTAGCTAATGTTTCATCTTGTACTTCTCTCAAGATACTCTTGGAAACCACATTGTTTATTGCCTTTGCTCTAATTGTGCCCATAATAAATCCTCCACTTTTGGTACTGACAAATCCACATATGGATCAATCAGCTTAATAATATTTGTTTCTGCATACAATAATACTTCAGGACAAACTTCATATGCCGTATCTGTCTTTTTCATATTATACATTGCATTCAGACTATAAATATGTTTTTTATCTACATGCCGATATGTAGGAATATCTTGCAGATATTTAATATATAAGCCATCATACATACTCATATCTGTTTCATTCAATCTGGTACGATACTTATTATGGCTTAATTTATTGATCTTGCTGACTTCTTTCTCATTCTTACAGTTGATTGTAATATTGACCAATCCATGACTATCATATGCAGATTGAACAAAAGCAGCAATATCTGTAGGTCGTACCATATCGTAAATTTCTTGTCCATAGCTATTCATTAGATCTTGATAGATTTCATCATAAGAGTTTTTATATTGATCTTTGATAATAACAGACAATGGGTTTCTTTCTGATCTGAATAATAGCAAGTTTTTTAAACCAGATATGGTTTCTGCTGCTGCAATCTCCGGTTTAATTAATTGATCTTCCTTTAAATGAGTCAAGACAAAACCAACAATAGCTAAATCCAAATCCATCAATATTTCAAACTCCATAAGACCAGATGTATTATTGATACCTATTCCAGTATCTATTGGTTTGAATTGTGCTGTATTTTCCATATATACCTCAAAAAAAAAAGAAGAGACATGAATCTCTTCTTTATTTTCTATTAAAAATCATTGAATGCATTTTTAATATCTTCTGACGGTTCATTATCTGTAGGATTATCTTCTTCATCAAATAAGTTCTGCATATATTGATCTTGTGCTGTAGCAGGATTTGCTTTCTTATTAATTTTCTTCCAGGCTGGTTCTGCTCCTACACGAGTAATGATATTATCAATCCCATTTCTGATTCTTTGGGATTCTTTATTCGTCGCATCCATATAGGAGTATGCCATAGCATTAGTCATAGATAATACAAACTGATCCAATTGATCAATAATCATATCTAATTCAATATCCTGGAAAGCATGCGTATTCTGTTGATAATTTATAACTCCGTCTGTAATTCCTACCTGAGAAATCATAGGATAATAATCTGTATTCAACTGATAGGCTGCTTCTGCTTCTACAGAATTTTCTTTATTGAATCGAATGATTCGTAATGCAGAATGATATTCTTCTTTATTGAACGATTTACCATTGTTTATTGTAATCAATGATTTCCCACAAATAACACCAAGCCCATCATTAGATTCTGGATTCTCCTTATATCTTTTCAGAATATCAGAGAACATCTTTGCCTTATGAGGATTGAAATAGATCGCTGTACTGCTCTTAATATCCCAATCATATTTCCCAACAGAAATATTTGTTCTGGGAACAATATAGAACTTTAACATTCCATTCCACATAGCCGTCATCAATGCAGATTGTGTAATTGCATCAGGATCTGTATTATAAAATTTTAACCCACCTAATGTGGGTCGATATTCTTGTGATTGTTTTTGATAAGATGAGTATTTTTTGGTTTCTAAGCTATTGAATGATTTAGCTTGATTTAAAGGCATTTTGGTTTCCTCCTCTTACTTTAACTGTTAGAGTACATATCATAATCAACAATAGAAGTCCCAATACCTATAATAGGTATTGGGAGTTATCTATCATCATCATATCATTAATATATTATATAACCAAAATAATTTAAATCATTTCTTACCTATATCATCCTGATCACTATAGGGTTTTGCTTGAATAATAATATTATTCCGTTTCATATAAGACTTCATAATACCATCATTTTCTGAAATCTTTTTGTTCAACATCTTTTCTCCGTTAATACAGAGACCTAAGATGAATGTAACAAACGAAATGGCAGGCTCTCCAATGATTGTAGCACCAAGTTTAATAAACTTGTCTATATCAGGATGGTTATGTACTATTGCTTGAATCATTAAGAATGTAAACGCAGCAATAAACGGGAGAATTGCCATCACAATATAGATGGCTACTACCATTTTAATTGGATTCTTAAATGTAAGAATCGTAGCTCCAAGAGTATCAGTATACCTGGATAAACTTCTTAAAATAGAAGTATACTTATCCATGTTTAATCATCTCCATAATTAATAAGAAGAGTTCTTGGAGATTTTAACTTCTGAGAAGAAATAGTATATCTCAGTTTATCGTACTTTTGGTACAGATCCTGTAATTGTTTTACAGTCTGTGCACTCAATCCATCTTCTGTGGTGATATAATCATCAATCACAGACATTCTGGAATTGATCTTATGCAAAAGCATAATAGCCAAAGCACGATCATCATCCATATTGTTCACTTCAAACTGAATGGTATAATAATCATCAAAGTAAGCCTTAACACCATTAGCTTTAAAACGCTCTAATGCATTGCTACTGGCTTTCTTATTCTTATCAAAGAACCGCATAATTGATGCGGATGCTTCAGTAATCAGTGAATGGTCATCGATCCGTTTCAGTCTACGGATAATCTTATCCATTTCTAACTGTTCGTACCGAGAACCACTGATATCAATCCCTTTCTGGAGGGTATGAATAGCCTGAATACGATACTTCAAAATATTCTTATACAATCTGAGTACCCATTTAATAATAATAGACTTAGAGTCTACCATTGTACCATAGGTATTAGACTGTCCTTCCAGTTTCGTAATAGCTGATTTTAAGAAACTAGTTAAATCATATGCTTCATCAAGCTGGAATGGAATCATATACTCATTATGGAAAATAGATACTGATCGTCTGGCAGCTTCTTTAATACCAAATCCCAATAATTCTATATAGCTGATATAATCAGACAGTCTTATTGTGGTATTAGAATATGTCAGATAAGAGTTGATCAAATATCTTGCATTACGAATAGGCGTTTCATTGGTAACCAATACACCTACTTCATGAATCAGCAAAGATACAATCTCATCCGTATCCAATTCATGAATGGGAGAATACAATTTAGAATCCAGTTCAACTTTATAAGATTTAATTCTATATTCATCATCAGAAGTCATAATCTCAGTGACCTGCTGTGCAGACAGCACTGGCATAACAATAATTCCGAAAAACTGTTTGTCTGTATTCAATGTATACGTTACATCACTACATACAGCATCAGGAAACAATTTATTCAACGTCTCTTTGATAGCGTTTAATACAGTTGTATCTCCCGGTCTCATTTTCAGATTAATGATATCGCCATTCAGATCACCAATATATCCAAAGATTTGATCTTTATTCAAGATTAAGTTGTCCTCCTTTCATCAGAAATATAAAAAGCCAGGGGTAGCCATATAGACTACCCCTAGCCAATTAAATCTGTAATATGATTCAGCTATTAGGGAATGTTGTTCAGTTTAGCCGGAATCTTGATATGACCCTTAGTCGGGCTGCCTTCTGCGGCATCAATTACGCCGTTAACTTCAGAGCTGTACTGTTCAGTATTAGCTGTGTTGTCGTTCATAGCGTTGATTCCGATGTAATCATTGTCGCTTGCCATAGCTACGTTCTCCCTGAGGCCAGACGGATTCAGGATACGAATACGGCCCTGTACAGGCTGATACTGCAAGAACAACCAACGTTCGAAGCAGGTCATAGCCGGGGTCTCGTACTGTACCGTATCACGAATTTCGCTGGAAATATACATCTGATAATCAATAACCTTGTAGGTAATACGCATACTATTTCTAGGAATGAGCAGTACAATCAGGTTATTGTTATTTCTCATCTTCTGAGAGGAGATGAAGTTGTAAACACGATGTTCGCTTGTTACAACAGTCCGTTTGAAATCAAGTTCAACCGGTCCGATGTTGGACGGTGTCTGATAGGTGTAGGACTGCGGCGAAATACGACGGATGAGGTCCGGACGTCCGAATACTGCAACTGTCATATTTTCATCATTGAGAACCTGGAGCATACGGGTTACGTACTGATCAAGGTTATCCATGAACATAACTTTACGCCATTCAACCGGGTTGTTGTTGTAGTTGAGAGGCGGAGCGAAATCGAAAGCACCAGAAACTTTAGCTACATCAGGCATTGTGAGGAAGCTATCGTTCAGGTTCTGGAGAATGGAGTCATCCTTCCAGTGGAGCAGGCCAAGTCTCATCATGGACATAAGCTTTGTTACCTGGTTTACGTCGTAGAGAGCCTGGATATCTTTAACTTCTTCCGGAGATACTGTGCAGGTGATGTGCGGAGCTTCCGGAATTTCGTAGAAGTTAGTCATTGCAGACCATTTGAATTTAACGGTCGGGAACTGAGCTGTAGATACGTCAACAACTGCATGGATAATAACGCCTTCTACAAAGCCAGCATTACCTGTAGCAATAACTGCACCAGTATCAGCATTGATAGCCGGAGCACTCATGAGCATAATCTTGTTGCCCTGAGAAGCATTGCCCATCAGGTTAATGGTAACTTTTACAGAAGTGGTAGCAGTAGCCGGTACGGAGAGAGCAATTCTCTTGTTGAGAACGCGATCCATAGCACCATAACCAGGGTTGAACATACCGTCAACGTCGAATACCAGTTTCTTGCCAGCACCAACGTCAGCAGTTTCAGCTACTTTGAATTTACGATTTGCATCATCATAAATCAGGTCGCCTTCAGCAGCATAACCTGTAACAATGATTCTCTTAACCATGGTCTTCATGGAGAGAGTTGTGTTTCTGAGGATACGATCCGGAACCTGATCAGCAGTGAATGCGTCATGAACGAGGTTTCCGTTAAGAGCGTCGCCACGAGCACCGTTACCACCGAGGGAAGCCGCAGAACCGATAATTTCTTTCGGAGCTACATCGCCAGCCAGTGCACCTGCAGCAGTAGCAGCAACAAAGAAATCAACAGACGGAATAGAAGCATCGACTGCCGGTTTAATCTTGTTCTGTTCTGCAAAGATGTCGAATTCGTTACCATCAACATCTACCATGGTACGAGTTTCCATGGTCAGTGTGAACTTCGGAGAACGTGCAACGTCTTTCGGCATAACCTGATCGAATACAGCGTTCATCAGGATGTTTTTATGCATCGGGAGAGCCATACCGATTACAGGATTATAAGCACCAAGTGTAGTGGATTCCTGCTGGATCTGTGCTACGTCGTTTTCGAACAATGCTTCCATGTTGTCAACATGTTCAGCTACAGCATCAGCGCTCTGGAATCTCGGATCATTCTGATCGAAGGAGTCTTCTACGAAGGACTTCTTCATTTCGTTTTTAGCAAGATCGCTTGTGAAGAATTCGCCAGGATTTCTGAAGATATCATAGCCAGCTTCCTGATGAACACCTCTTGCAACGTCAAGGAACTGTTCTGCAACAGCATGCATCGGATCGGATGCATATCCGCGGAGATCGAGTTTCTTGTTATCAATTGAGCTAAGAATAGCCATTATTAACTTTCCTCCTTTAATCTAAACCTGATTGAGATCTCTAACCAGGTTTTTATAAAGTTTTATTCGTTAGTTTCACACACATTTCTTATTATCTTTTTTATTAAACAATCTGATATTTCTTTAGACTTTCGTTAAAAGAATCAGAACGAATCTTTTAACCCTCTTAAGATCGAAAAGAGAATTTGTGATTCCATTCCTCTGCTTTTAATATAGACCTGTATACTTCCTATTATTGTTTGATTGTAGAAGTATACACAGGTATGTTCCAATATATTACTAAGATATTACTCTTCTATATAGTATAGATACAATACCCATTGTTTCACCAGCAAGCTGGTTTCATCCCCGAAACAAGTGTACCACATCTGATATCCATATATCAGATTCATTTCTTAATAAATAATTAGAAGGCCTTTATTAAATCATCAGATTATTGGTTACTTTTACGACCTTACATTACTGTTCTGATTATTAGATTAGGAAACGTCAAAAATGTACACATACTCCATATGGAGTATGTGTATTTATGGTAAATATCAGTCTTTTGATTTAACTTTAGAGGGAAGTTTTTCAATAATATGAACCAGCATACCATAATGAGCAATAAATCTCTGTAATAATACCTGGTTTTCAACCAATGTTCTGGTATCGAAAGAATCGGATACAGCATCAACAATCATTTCTTTTAATTCATTCAGAGAGTTAGTAACAAAATTAACCGAAGCAATATTATCTGAGTTTTTATTGACGACTATTAATCTATCGCCCAGATCAACAATATCATTATGTAAATCTATAAAAGATTGCTTGATATTATTAGAACGAATACGTAATTGTTCTTCAGATAAATTGGAGAATGCACTCTGCTGTAATTCTTGTAATTCAGGATCTCCACCTGATGCAGCTGGTTGAGTGGTGTCTGTTGCAGTATCTGCAGTTTGATCTCCCTCGGCAGATTCTCCATCATCTGTCATATCAGAGAAATCACCAGAATCATCTGTTCCATCTTCTGGAGTATCCCCAGCACCAGCAGGATTGTCTGTGGGATCTTGATCGGTATCTCCCATATCGGAAAATTCTCCAGGATCATCTCCACTGGCATCTGGATCTGGAGCAGGCTGTTCTTCTGAAGTTGGCCCAGTATTATCTGCCGGTTCTGTAGTTTGTGGTTCATCTGTTGTCGTTGGCTGATTTTCAACAGGTTCTTCTGCTGGCTTATCATCTTCTGTATCAGATAAGTCTGTAAAATTCTTATCTCCGTTTTCTATAGCATCAGATTCTGCATCTTTATCTGCTTGGTCTGTAAAAGAAGTATCATTATCGTCTTCTGCGTCTGTGATATCAGAGAAGTTTTCGGGTTCTTCATTATCCGTATCTTCTTTTTTCTTTTTCTTATCATCATCATCTGCTTCTAAGATAACTCTAGAATTATCATAATACCCTTCATTCATTGTATACATAAAGTCAGCATCTTCATGAGCTGCTTTGTATACAGCAGAATCTTCTGATACTTTTACATCATATTTCTTAGCGGCTTTTAAGATTCTCTTAGCCAATGCATGTTTCTTATCTGCATCACAATATCTAAAATACGCCATAGCAGATTTTACATGAGCAGCATCAGTCAATGGATATTTTCTTTCTTCTGGCAATCCAAACTGAGAATCGTCTATTGTCTTACGTTCTTTGGAGGTTAACGTATCTTCATTATAATTCATAAGATCCTCCATTATTCGTCTTTTAATACATATTTGGAAACGGTACCTTCTGCGTCAGTCTTCATAACAACAGAACCATCCCATTTATCAATATTCTTCAAAGCAATCTGTGTATATCGAGTTGCTAACTTCTTCTTTAGTAATCTCAGATTGCGTTCTTCTTTAGTACGACCATTATCAGAAGCATGATTGATTCTTTTATCAATCATTTCCAGCTCTACTTCCAATTCGTCAACAATAGCCTGGCGTTCTTTCTTTTCAGCATTCTTAGCTTTAACAAACTTCATAACTAAAGCCACAATACCCAAATAGATAGAAACAAAATAAGACAATGCTCCTACTGCCAATACGGTCTTAAAGCATTTTGATAAAGCAGGCAGCATCTTTCCATTGACGATTCTCATACGAGCATCATCGCGTTCATCTTTATCATCCCATGTTTCTATAGAATGAGCAATACGATCCATTGTAGTAAAAGCAGCTTTCTGTTTATCATTCAATGTATCAAAGACTTTCTTAGCTCTATCTAATGCCAACGTTACATAAGAACTAATTTTCATTTCCTGAACGATATCTTGTGCAGATGTATTGATACATTCTGCCTCTCTAATTGCTCTAGCCATAGACAGCTGGTTCTCATCTAAGTATTTCTTAATATCATTGATATCATTAATATTGAAATCTTCTATGGTATGCATATCTGTAATATTAATATCTTTATAGGGAGTAATATTAGAGGGGCCGCCTACCAACATAGACTTCATTTCTTCTTGGTTCTTATCGGAAATAGCTGTCTGTGCTGCTTTGATAGTAGATAGCTTAGTTATATAGTCTGGATTGATATGATCGTCTTTAAATAAGTTGGTAGAGATATGCTTATATGCTCCATCAAGAGCATTAACAAACTCAGCTTCATTAATGACATTCGGATAGTCAATAACAAATTTTGTAATTGTATCAATAATACTATTGGGACATTCTGCTAAGATTTCAGGATTCCCAAATGTCTGAGAGAATGCTTCCTGATCAATTGTCATAGCATCAAATACAGCTACAGATTCTGTAAACTTCTTCAATACATCTTTTTCATAATCTGATAATCCATGAAATCCTAACCCATCATCTTCTTTATCATCTGTCATAGGAGTAGCATGGGTTTTGATATGATAGTCATCGATATCTTCTCTGATATCTTCGACGACTTTAGTGATATCTTTAATAGCGTCTAAAGCTCTTTCAGATATCTCGGCATCATCAGACTGCACATCATTCTTCAGAGAATACTGGAATTCCATCAAATAATCGATATATGATTTAGAAATAAACAGTATATCATCGAATCTGTTAGAATAGATAACACCTTTGGCAAATTCTTTGATGGCATCTTTACAAGAGGCTTTATCTTTGAAGTCTTTATATTTATCTGTGAAGATATAGTACAGATAGATCAGATTCAATGCATCCACAATATCATATGTCATTTTTACCCGAGCACCCAATTCTCTCATCATATCTTTGAAATGGGTATTGATCTTACCAGACTTCTGATATTCTGCAATAATATTGACATATTTATTTTCATTGGTATCTGGAATAATCTGGTCACATAAACATTTGGCATATTTATACAATTGATTTTTCCCCAAGATATGAATATTTAAATATTCAGAAGCATCTAATTTACCAATGGCTGCAATAATCACTTTATGAATAACATCTTTCGGTATACTTTCTCCAGAATAGAAAGCAAAGATATAAGAGAAGACAGTTAAGATGATTCGTTTCTTGATAGTAATATTGTCTACAACCCTATTACTATCAAACCGCCCCAATAAATAAACCAATTCTTCCACCATCAAATTAATCTTTTCTGGAAGAGTAATGGTGTAGGTATCCAACTTCTGACATACTTCGTACATAGCGATAAAGTTAAAGTTAGACTTAATCAGTCTAACGGTATCATCATCCATACACTGGATGCGCATATGCTTGAAGCGTTTTTCAATAATTTCATTGTTTGTAGATACTCTTTTTAGATCGGCATATAAAGAGGCTACCGTTCTGATATCACTAAGCAATACATCATCTGTTATCGTATCCGTAATATCACTCATGAGATCATGAACAGAGACTTTATCATTAATTCTTTCTTCAATAATATTTTTTAACAGAGATAATGGGTAGGCTCTATAATCTTTATCTATAGCAAAATACTCTGTATTGAAAATTTCTATGAGTTTTTTGAAGCATTCCCTTTTGTCTCTTCCCAGAGATTTCCAATCTCTAAGAGTATCAACAAGTTTTGTTGATGTCGGTTCCATTGGCAGTACTCCTTCCAAGTAAACAAATTTGATTAGATTTACCGTTACTATAAAGTTCGCTGGCTAAATACACAAAAAATAAACAGACGGAACAAACCGTCTGTTTATTTCTAGCCTAAAAGCTTAGAACCAATAACTCGTTGATGGGAGGAATGACCAATATGCTCATTCAGTTCTGTAAATAAGAGATCTCTAAAGAATCCGTCATGGATATAATACTTAGAATTTTTATCTATATATTCTAATACCCACGGATATTCTCCAGAAGCAATCAGATATTGACAAAGAGCATTGATAAGCCTATCTTCTCCTCCAGAATTATATCTGGCTGTAAATTTACGACCACCAATAACTTGAGCTTTATGTTCATCCTCTCCATAGAGATGTGTATGGCATTTTACAATGTTCCATTTCCCACAATCATTCAAGATCTTGGTCAATGTTTTATTTAGCTTGGTCCGTTTATACAAACGATCTGCGTCTTCCAATGGCATCTCGCCATATTCTTTAACAGCAAGATAGTTGCATTCATCCCAATGATAAAACAATGTTTCAAGAAAATTTGACTCTTTCACTTTTTCATATAAATGCTTGCATTCCATGTCATTTCTCCTCTATGAATACTTCACCAATAGGATTGTCTTCTAAGATAGGTAGACGATCATCATTATCTTCTGCCAGTTCAATAGGAGTCAATCCTCTCTTGGTAATTTTCATTTTATGGTGGTGTTGGCAATTGGGGCATACCACTTCCCAATCAACCGTTTGATCCACCATACTAGTAATCCATCCTGAAGACGATAATGTAAAAGCCTTATAATCAGACTTCAATAGCATCATCGGTTTCTTACAGATAGGACAAGTTCCGAATTGGTTGAACGTAACTGCATCAACCAACTTTTTCGCTTTCTCTTTCATACCAATCACTTCCCTATAGTAGATTCGGTATACTTGATGGTTCTGATATCCCCCTCAATCAATACTCTAGAATCTGGATATCTAATATCTTCTCTGGATCTTAAAATATCGGTATATGTCTTTTGAGATCCTCGAACAGTAACCCTGCCAAATACAGGAGCCACATTGCCTCTTGATTTTTCCAAATCAATCAGCTTGTCCTGTTGTGTCTGAGAAAATACAAAAACTCTGTAATAGATATTATTCTTACTCATAATAAATAAGCCCACTTCCTTCCAATGAACGACCTGTTAATGAATCAACATGTTTCTTTAACACTTGATCATTTGACTCTACAATCTCTGAAAGAGATTTGTTAATATTTTCAACCATCTTTTCAGACTGTTTAGCAACAGCCATGTCATCTTGCGATGTTTCGTTACCTAATACATTTCGTTTGAATTCCATAGCTTCTACTAATCCTCTAGTCTTGGCGTATTCATCAGACAATTTACCCAATTCTGTATACCAAGTCAAAGGTTCATCTGCTGCAGAAAAGTATCCATTATTATTTATATGTGCAAACGGTACAAGTGAACCGCTGGCTCCTGGATCGGACGCTGAGGAAGCATCCGGATCTAATATACCCATTGTTGAAATATTTAACAGTCTCATTTGTTCGGGGAATGACTTGGAGTTATTTCCAATACCACTGATTCCCTTATAAGTAAACTTAGTGGCTAGTACAGAGTCCATATCATTAACAATATTTCTGAAGTTAACCAATTGTGATTTGGATACTTCTGAAATAATATAATCTGGCTTAGTATAGATAACCTTCTTAACAGCTCGTATATCTACTCTCTTTCCAATAGAACAGAGCCGATAGATACCAGTTGATAATTTATTCCCATAGATCGCAGCAATATATTCTGCACATCTGAGTTTCTTGGTATAAATATCTTTGTTATCTTTCAGTCTAAGTAAACCATATTCACAGATCATCCATAAGAGAACTCTGTATATATCTTTCTTATATTCCCAGGGCAAATGAAGCTGCTCTTGGATATTGATATCCAGAATTCCCTCCATAGATTCCAATACCGAATATCCTTTTTCCAATTTATTGGCAGAACTGAAACGTCCTCCTAGTTTGGTTGTCCAGAATGCTTTGGTATAGAGATCTTGTACAATGCAATCATTATCAATTGACGTTAATATAGTATACAGAATATGCTGCACTACAGGATTCCGATCAATAAAGATCTTAGGAATTGTGATATAGATATCTTTCTCTCTATTGCCAGAATATTTCATCTGTGCACTGTTAAAAGAATAATGATTTTCATCAGCCAGATTTTCATACCCAATATAAACATAGCTGGATAATTGTAATATATCCAACGCATTGGTTAATCCGTATTTAGCAAAGAGATACATAATGGTGGGTACCGTTTTGCTAAATACATTACAGTCATATTGGGTTAAGACGTGGCATTCATCATTCGTATCGTAAACCGGATAATCATGTTTATAAATCCGTATTGGATTCTTGTTGGTCTTAAACGTTACCGAATGGGTCTTCTGATTCTTAGCAGACATATTGTTGTATGTAGACGCATCAACGATCTGATACATAGGAGAGTAATAATTTCCATTGATATAGAAATAGAACTTATTGACTATCCGGGGTATTTCGATTAATACATCACAATCTGCTTCCTCATCTTTAACTTTGATATGATAATGTACTACTAAGAGTTTCAAATCAGAATCTTTCAAATCGATATAATTATACCGATTATCATCTTCTCCTCTTTTGGTAGAACGACTGGTACGTCTGGAAGCATCATAATAATTCCGTAATGTCTCTTGGATTTTGATATAGTCATTGATGACTGTAAACCCTTTGACTTGAATACTAAATATTCCATTGGTCTGACAAGACATAATAATCTTTTCAACCTGATCTATAATGGCTTCATCGGAACGTCGAAACAGATCGTTGTTAAATTTATCAATATGATTATCAATATACTTATGGATAAACTCATACTGGTCCATATTAGGTCTCCTCTGTCAGAACAGTTCTAAATTCTTTACCCATTGGATTAAGAGCTCCTTCTTTGTCTCTAATCACCAATTCTGCTTCAATATCAAAAGACTTTAAAACTCTCTTAATCTTAAGAAACGATATAGCATGCGTTGCCGGATTCTTTAACGATCTCAGATCATTATTGAAATCTGACGTAGAAGGAAATTTATCTTTATATGCATCAGCATCAATATGCTTTGCATTAATAGCCTCTTTTACAATCTTAAGTTCTGGTAAGTCATATTCATTCGATGGTAATGTTAATGCATTATTCAGCGTACTGAGTCCAATACTCTGTTCCGATTTCAATGCATCAATCATTTTAATATGATCTGCAAAATTTTTGATATTCTTAGAACTAAAATCTATAATCTTAGATGAAGAATATTCTGCTTTCTCTTCTTCTGTTGCTGGTTCTGTATAAATAATGGCTGCTTTATTTGCAAATGCGGATGGTACATCTGGTCTATATCGACTATAGATTGGATATACATAGTCTCCCTTTTCAAGACAAATATCGTCCATTAATTGATCTTTATCATACATTCTTTGCAGTTCGTCTTCTGTGACGATCGTCATTGTCTTTCGATTAATGACAACTTTCTTTGCAATGTACATTGCATGACTCCTTTAGGTTAAAAAAGAAGAAGGAGCGTAATGCTCCTCCTTCCCATCTTATATATGCTTAGGAGGTTGGATAATTAAGCAACTTTGTCTTTCTTTTTCTTTTCTACAGACTCATCATCTTTGATATGCTGTTTCAGAATTTCAGAAGGAGTTACATTAATGGAAACTTTTCCATTTTCAACAGAACCTTCCATCTTGAAATAATCTTTCAATTCCAAAACAGGATCAATATTCACATTCTCATTATACCATTTCTTCAGAGAACGGATAGTTGTTAATGTGATATGAGTCATATAGTCAATTCCGTTTTCTACTGGACGGAACTGAATACGGAACTTGTAAAATGCTGTACTTGCCAGATCCGGAACCACAACAGGATCATTAAACTCAGCAATTTTTGCATTTTCCGGAATATCTTTTTCATTAAATGTATATTTCAATGTATAGGAATCACTATCATCATTCTTCTGCTTAGATACAATAGCAGCAAACACAATAGGAGCTGTTTTATTCTTTTCGGCAGCGCCAACACAATTCATGTAATCCCCGTTGCGGATTACAATAGCATGAGGCACTCCATCATCTTCAGCTTTGACTTTTCCCAAATAAGCGGCAGTGGCTTCAAATAAGAACTTGTAGATATACGTTGTATACCCCGCCGGCCAATTAATACCATCATCAATCAAATCTTTTGTTAAGATTGAGTTCAGTGTGGTTTCTTCAAATTTCATGTCAATTCCTCCTATAAATAACTATATTGAACGGATGGGTACAAATTACCCATCTCGTTAATATATTATGTAATTATATTTGTGTTTGTGTAACTTTTGATTTCAATTTCCAGACAAGTTTTGTAAGTAAGCATAGGCTGTCTGAGGATTCATGATCATACATTTTGACTTACCCTGCATGATCATTTTATTTACCTTTTCTACTTTAGAAGAAGTAAACCCATCATAGGGAACAATTAAGAACATAGTATTTTTAGTTACAGATTTATCTCCATCTGCACTAAATCCATGAGAGTTAAACTCTTGTTCCAATTGCTTATCCCTGACTCCACTGAAACGAACTTCCGGTAATGCTTGTTTCCGTCCATATGTCTGAATAACATTGGGCATAGATAAGATCGTTTCCATATCTTCTTTCATAATTGTACTCCTTTCATATACAATAGATTCTGCTATAGTTCTACCCATTCCAGGAATATTATAGATCATATCAAACAAATCTTTAGCATTGGCTTTTACAATTCTTTCTAAACGAATATGTTGTAAGATCTTTTCCCATCTGGACTGAGAGACTCCATTGAATCCAATGGCTCCTACGATTTGATAATCATAGATAGATTTCGTTTTGAGATCTTGTATTCTGGACATCAACTTTCGTCCATTAACTTCTCCTAGCAATTCTATGGCTTTGTTTTCTTGTATATGTAAGAAGCTCGTTAAATTGGTAACTTGTAATTTTGTTAATTGTGCTCTCCCAAAGTCCTTAACTCCGAGCTTTTTGAGCATGCCAGAAACCCGTGCCAGCACTTTTTCTGGACAATACGGGTTAGTACACCATGCACTGTCTCCAGACTCTGAAAACGTGATTTCTTGCCCACAAGATGGACAATATTCTGGAAATGGAATAGGAGACTGTTCTCTATCCATTCTTGCATTATAAGAGATATCTGGCTTGGTCAGATAACAGATCACATCATTATTATACTTAATATTGACAATTGATCCTTCTCTTAATCCAAGTTCCATAAAACGTTTATAGGAATGAACAGTCGTCTTATCATGAGTGGTTCCAAAGAACTCTACAGGAGCAAAATATCCGATAGGAGTAATTCTTCCATCTTGTCCTACAGAGAATTCATACTTCATGAAATAAGTATTCTTGGCTTTGGCATTAAACTTAATGGCAATTGACCATTTGTCTACACTGTTCTTTCTTCCTAAGATTTGCTTCATATTGGGATCAGTATAAGAGACAACAACTCCATCATAAGCAAAGTTCATAGAAGTTCTCATATACTCTGCTTCTTCTGCGAATTGTTTAATCTGGTCTACCAATTCATAATAATTTCCGCGGATTAATACATACCGCATTTCTACACCGGATGAATAATATTGATTCATCCAGTCTATTTCCTGTGCAACAGATTCAAACTGTATACCAGATGTTTTAATAGGAACCAATGTAATGAAATCTCTATACATGGTTGCATTGGCATTAGCTAGTAATCCAGATACAGCCACTCTAGGATTCTTATACTTAATTCCAAACATCTGCTCTAACTTCATTAAATTGGAGTAAGTAATAATAGCCTCAAACTTCATCCCAAACTTTAGGTTAGGATCCATTCCTTTGGCTCTGATAAACTTCTTGCCTCCAAAGATACCTGTATAGTCAGTAGCCTGTTGATTAGCCGTATCTCCTCGACTATTGGCGAATACAATAGTATCCCCTTGTATTTCTGCTTCTACAGAGACACCATCATATTTCAATTCCAGAATCATTTCCGGTTTAGCCAATCCAGTTCTCTGATAAGCAGATTGTTCTGCATAGGGATAGGTTGGTGTTAAGAAATCTCTGTCAAATGCGATAACAGATTCATCATCTTCTTTGACTCCAGAATTAATAGCATCATACATACTAACAAATTTACATTTGTCCAGTGTACCAATCAATTCTGGATAAGAGGGTGTTGTATCTCTAACTAGCTTATTTGCTACTGTATGATCAGAAGTATCTACGATAAAATCTTCTTCTCGTACAGGATATTTATTGAATAAAATATTAGCTGCATATGTCTGTTTATCTTTGGGAATAGCAATCATAGCATCAATTCCCATAGAGTTGTTCTCTGCAATATTTCGTAAATCTTTTGTATTTAGTTTTAGATTGGTTGTTGGTGGTGCTCCAACAGGTGCATTTCCTCCTGTCAGTTTATTGTACTTTACCACCACTAAATCATAGATTCCATCTTCTAATGGTAAAATATCCATATCTGTATTATTGTACAGAATATTGGATATCACCAATATTTCTCGAATGGTTTCTAAATCATTGGAATACATAGTTCCATTTAGGAATTCACTACATATCTGATTAATTGCGACAATATCTGGGCTGGTAAGAATATTCTTACCAGCCTCAAGATTAATCAGGATTTCATGAATTCGCAACTCATCTTTTGAATTGCTCATAGTTATTCTCCTTAGAATTTGTGCACCGCATCGACGAGCATGGCTGTTTGTAATTTTCTAAAATCTGTCGTATTCTTAACAAGAGTCATCAACTGTTTATCCGTTTTGGCTTCTTGCATCAAATCAAACATCTTGTCGAAAATTTTAGCTTGATCGTCAGATGACTTAGTCTTATTATACTTATAATATCTTTTTGTAAGTTCGTTTAGAGCATCTACATAGCCATTATATGTAACATAAAACGGTACTTGTCGAATTGCATCTGTTTTTACCTTATCAGCAGGAGATTCATACCTATGAATGGCATCAATCATAATCCCACTGGGCGTATGCTTTTCTTCTTTTTCAAAGACTAAACGCAATCCTAAACATTTGAGATATGCATTGGCAATCTCTACGTTTCTAGATTTTGCGTTTTCATCTAATACAATATTACGATCGAATGGATCCCCTATTAAGAGTTGTTCCATCAATCGTCTGGCTGTTGGAGAAGTAGATAACATCATAAATGCTTCTACAGTAAACTGACATTCTGGAAGCTGCATTAATTCACTGGCTTCCATATTTCCTATTCGTACTGGAGTCTTCGGAATAGGAGATATATGCATTTTGCTGGCTTTAGTTTTTGTATTCTCTCCTCGTATATTGGTGGATGCCAATGATACCGCAGAAAAATGCTCTTTGGCCAGCTGTTTTAATTTGTAGATATACTTCTTACCTACAATCATTGGTCTTCTATTTTTGACCATTCTGACTTGTCCATTGGATCCCACTTGAGGCACATACAAATATTCTTCTTGGATCCACGGAAAAGCATCATATACTTCTTTTAATCGATCTATGGTCATGATATTCTTCATAGGAACAATAACCAGACTAATACTACCCTGGTTAATCATAGATTCCATATAGAATCGTCTTTCTTCCATAGTCGATTTGTTCATTAAGTCTTTCCAATCATCGGCTTCTTCTGGATTGATGATATGGATATAAGTGTAGACTGTTTCTTCCATCATAGGAATTAACGCATCTACATTTGCTGTATATCCCATTCCAGAGTTATTATCTTGCTCTTTGGCCGTATAAAACAGTTGACCAATGTGCTCTAAAATCTTAGCAGCAATATAAGTCAACTCTGTTTCAAAAGACTGCCCGGGATTCAAACGGTTGATGATGGTTGAACTGTTATAGATTGCATCTACCGCATGATATTCTCCGTTTCTCAGATAATGCGGCATTTGATTGTCTGGTAAAATAGCTGAGACAACGCCTTTGCCACCATATCTATCGGTAATCTTATCACCTACGTTCAAAACTTTACTGGAGCGAGTGATAATTCTCATAACGACATTGTTAAATACTTTGTCTTTGATATATGGGATATTGTTAGCTGTATCTTTACACTTGGTATATTCTTTTTGTAAATCATATGACATTGTTACCTTTGGATGACTCTTCATAAAGCGATCTACCGTAGTATACAACTTAACACAATAATCCATATTCTTATCATAATATTCCTTTAACTGCTGGTAATACATATCCTGTAGTTTTTCAGGATTATTACAATAAATATCAATATCTACAACTTCTCCTTCTGAAATATAAGGAGTGTCGGATACCATTAATGTTTTCAGTCTGTCTTTAGACTGAGAATATAAAGCTTCATCATCTTTACGTTCTCTGCGAATAGCGCAAAGAATGTTGTTGTTGATATATTCCCCAATATTTGGGAATGCTTTATAGTATTCATCAGACCCATATAGATTCAATGGAATATCATTTTCATTGATAATAATTTCTACTTCATTAAATATGGGAGCTGTAAATTTCTTAGCAGCTGTTTGTGATAAGACAATAGGATCTTCTGTAGTCAGTCCAAGTGCCATATAAATGGTGGTTAGATTGACTCCATCTTTCTTGTTATTATACTTATCAAAAGATGCACTTTTAACCAATGGAGTTCCTTTAGCAATAAACTCTCCTGGTTTAGAGTTATCTAAGAATTCACTGTTGATATTGAATCCATAGAGCTCTGTATGATACTCATAATCTGTTCTCATCATAGAGTGAAGAATATTATTATCGATATCATGTAATAGAATACAGTATTTCTTTCCATTCTTATGAATTTTATCAATAACCGTATAATTTGCATCTGCTGTAATAAAATTAGATGACAGGGTACCGAATTGGTTTTCATACCCTGTCATAATAATCGGAACTTCCGATTCACATAATTGAATAGATTGTTCTTTCTGAATTCCCTGCATAACTTTTCTGGAACCAGAATTTGTTTCATTAAAGGGTTGTAATAACCCCTTTCCTAATGTGTATTCTCTAGACGGTAAGTTTTGTTCAATTTCATTTGCTATACCTTGTAAGTCCAGACTATTCGCCATCGTATTTAACTCTCCTTAAACTTAAATACATTTTGAACTACTCCTAAATATAATATATGTCTTAATCTTACTTTGCGGCATTAAGTCTGGCCATCATATCATTATTCATCTTGGCACTGAAATCAGCAGATCCTGTTCCAATTAATTGAGGAATCTTAAACAATTCTTCAGAATATGCATTCATAAACATATCATAGAACTCTGGTTTCTGCATCTTATCTTTGAAGTTGCCCATAGAGAACTTCATATCTTTGTGATCATCTATATACAAACCAATTCCTGCTCCATGAACTCTGCCACGTTCTTGCATGAATAAGAAAGCAGACAATACAGGATCAAACCCAGTATTCTGATTAAAAAGTAAAGTGGTCTTCTGGTTCGCTCTTGCAGAGCGAGATTTTACCAACGTAACGTCTACTAATGATCCAGGAACTTTAAATTTCTCATCCGATTTCAGCTTAGTTACATCATCCAATCGAATGATGGTATTTGCTAAGTAAATAATTGTCTTACCTCTTGGAAGAGTTTCGCCTTGTTTCAGATATGCCAATGCTGTTTTCTTATGTATCATTGGATTAATAGATACATCGTCCAAAATATGATTGACAGCAATCAGAATGATATTGGCAGCTTTCAGCATCTGGATAATTCCTCTGAAAACCTGAGTAATAACTTTAGCTCCTGCTGTCGTAGACATACCACCAGATAACTCATCTTGTTCTAATACATTTTCCGGCATCAAAAGAGCAATAGAATCTAAGATATATACAGTGGGTTCAAACATCATGATTGGATTGCCAAAAGTATCCAATTTCCCTGTATTATACATAAATTCATCTTTATGCTCCATCTTCAAATTATAAATCATCTTAATTCGTTTATAGAAGTTTTCTGCTGTTATTCCAGAGTCTCTGATAATATATCTTTTCTTTAATTCATCTCCATGATACCCAGTTAAAAGTTCTCGTCTTTGCCATGTCATAGAGAGTGTTTCAGAAGAATCCTCAAATACCATTGCTTTAGGAAATGGTCTAACAATATTAGCCGCTATTTGTTCACAAAATGTAGACTTACCGCATCCTGAACGTCCAATAACCATAATAAACGAACCATTGGAAACGCCTGTAGAATAATATTGTTGATGGATATTCTTCTCATCGTTGTCAACGGTTTGAATATATCCATTCATAAAATCAAAATTAGGAAACCCAGTAGGAAATCCTACATCTGTAGTAGCTTCTGCCGCCATCTGTAAATCTTTGTCTTTAGATACTTCTTCCCTAAACATTGTAGATAGTAATGACATATTTATTCCTCCCATGAAATAAATGAATTTAGCCTATATTAATAAGTTTCAATGGTTTTAAGAATCTATCAAATAAAAAGTAAACGCATAAAGCGCAGGGAGAGCCCTTATAGCTCTCCCTTATGTTTTTCTAACACGTTATAATAATTAATACACTCTATAGTGTCTAATAAATCGGCGTGAAGGTTTCCGATATTTTCGAAAATCGCTTGACGATCTTTTTCAATTTGTTCACGATTTTCATTAGTTATTTTAATTGCATTTATAAACTCAAGATGGTCTTTAAGACGATTTATATCTGCCTTGATCGCTTCAAAATCTCTATATAGTTCTTGTTTTGACTTCATTTTCTATCTCCTTCTTAGACAATATCATCCATATAAATAGAACAACTACGAAGATATTCCATACGCTCAATAATATTGCCTTGAATAGTATGAATCTCAACTACACGTCTCATATCTTTCAAATCATCATCAATGGAATGACGTAATTTATGATGGTTACTATGTTGTACAATCATATCCAACTCTTCATGCAACGCATCAAATTGAGTACGTAGTTCATTGAGTTCTGCTTTATATTTTGAATAAGCAATATGAGGTTTTTCATTTTCCTCATAATTCTTATAATGTATAGTGGCATTCAAATTTCCTGAACTCTTAATCATAATTCTACTCCTCTATGGTTATTTCCCTTTCTTGCTATTACAATAACAATAATTCCTAAATAGTTCAGTCAAATATATCATCCTTTTCAAATCGTGTACTGCTTCTAATATCTTGGTGTCTTTAGAACCACAAATTCTGTCACTATATAAAATATCGTTAATCTTATCCTCTATAGTATTCAGATTATAATCGATTGTAAATATATGAATAATTTCCATTTTATAAGATACACTATTATACCCACAAATAAAAAGCAATGAATCAAGTGTAGTCTCTATCTGTTTACAATATGATGGAAAAAATGTAAATACTTCTGGAATATTTACCGTTACTTTATCATTACATTGCTTCATATCAGAAACATAATTTGATATTGCGTCTATAAATTCACGATTAATTCTCATAACTCTATTCATTTTTTAGTCCTCCTTTAAATCATTTTTTCAATATATGCCATTTTATCGCGAATAAATTTCAATCTCTCTATAATTCGACCCTGAGTCGTATGAATCTCAAGCATACGTTTCATGTCGTTTAAACTAAGTTTTGTAAAAGTTTGTGAGTTATAATAAATACTACGACAATCAATTTCATCTGCCTCATCTTGCAGCGTATCAAACCGATTAAGTAAATATTTTATTTCGGTTTTAAATTCGAAATACGCATTTCGCGCATTGTTTAATATTTCTACACGATCTTCATTAGAAGTTATAAAATCGTCCAAATCTTTTAAAGTTCCAGTCATTATAATCCCTTCTTTCTAATCAAAATATTTCCACATATTTGTTTTACTCTTTTTCAATTTCTGCATTAATTTTACAGCTATTAATGAATATAGTATAACTTCTTCTAATATGATCCATATGTGCTCCGATTCCATCATCCAACTCAACGAAATACTTATTAAATAACAAAGTGCCGATATCGCCCCACATATTTTCAATTACATCTATATGTATTTGAGGATGATGTATAAATCCTGGCATATTGTTTGTTGTACCATCGAGAATCATCAAGCTTTTCATAAATTCGACTTCACGACGAATATCATAGAAGGTGGTTCTACAATAAGTATTAAATACCCCATTTTTCTGCAAATCAGTAGTTATTAAATTTATATATTTTTCAACATTATTAAAAAACCGAATAGCTTCTGCTCTGACATCATAGGAAATTTCGACTACGTTTCTTGGTTTCATTTTATTTTACCTCCTTAGAAACAACCTTATTCACATCATTACTAAATTGAATACGAAAGCTTTTATCTTTATGACCACTTCTTTTCTTTCTACTCTCCTTTCTAATTTCAAAATTGGGATTATTCCACATACAATAGTAATAATTTTCAATCTTACGTATAAATACGAAAATCTCATTAATAGCATCGATAGTAAATTTTAAAGATCTATCATTATCGGCTAGCATATCAGCATCTGCTATAAGATATCCTATTGGTGTTTTGATTTTATCCATAGTCTCAACAAACACTCTGCTATGGATATATTTACTATTACATAGTATCGATAGCTGATATAAATAGCATTTGATTTCTTTACAATTTCTATATACTCTTACATACTTTATCGGATTGATCATTATATAAGACAGTTTCTCATTGATATTATCCATATGAGAATTAAAATACTTTCTAAAACTTTTATTAATTTTTACAATATTTGATTTCATAATATCTACTCCTTTTAAGTATACCTCTCCGGTATCATAGAAAATATATCAACAAATTTACTTCATCTTTATAATATATAATTTCAAAATACTTAGATTACAAAAGATACCCAGAAGCTCATATGAGCTTCTGGGATTTATATTACATTTACATACCGCCTTCATCAGAAGATGCATGCTGAGATAAAGCAATTCGAGAATTATCCAAAATACGTTTAATCTTATCTTGTGGGAAGAGTGAACCAACCATATCCATCTTCAATTGCCTGGTAAATTCTGTTAACAAGTTAGGATCGTTTTGCTCACTTACATAAGCTGATGCTATAGCAGTAGCCATTGAATTGACTGCATCTACAATCTGTCCAGTATTAACCGCATTCAGATAAATCGGAGGAGGTAATAATACTTCCAACTCATCTACATTATCAGTATCCATATTGAATTCATAGTTATAAATCTTTGTTACAATACGACTGAATATTTTCTGTGTAATACCCTGTCTATTGTTGATCTTCTGTAAGAACTTAGTATTGGTCATGGTCAGATGGGTTGCATAATCTACTTGTTGTCTGGCATTGACCACTTCAAAGGGAACATCTGTTGCGTTAACAGCCATCTCTTCCAGCATATTCATCAATTCTGTTTTGATTTCTGTTTGCTGTCCGGGAATAACTTCAAAATCTACGGGAGAATCTCCAGATGCAGACCTTGGAATAACGATATCATTAAAACGTCCAATCATATTCAGTACGTTAGACATAGATTCTATCTGTCTAATACCAAAATTAGAACGCTGAATTTGATTGATAACATTCATCAATGTTCCAGCGATATTTGTGTCTACTGTCTGTCTTACATAATATACACGTTTATCAAATCCTCTAGTGATGGACTGTAGTGTATTAGAGATATACAAAGAAGAGAATAATTTAGCTGGGAATAAAGATCTGAATAAACCAGATATGCCGCGTTTAGTTTCTTTATCAAATTCAAAATAGCAATGTTCAATATCTTCTGGAGGAATAAAGCTAACTGTAATCTTAGCTATCTTACCAGTAGCATCTACAGAAGCATTGTATTTCAGAATCGAATAAATTTCTTTAGAAAGATCTTGGTTAGTATTGACAAACTTAGCATCAATTTTCTTAGAAATTGCATCGGCTATATTTTTAATAGCTGTATATTCAGAAGACGCATTTCTATGGAAATCATACGTTCCTTTATATGCGCCACTTGGACGTATACCACCTACAGTAGAAGAATATGTAGTTTGTTCTAAGGCCATCTTTTTATCACATTCTATATAGAAGTATCCTAAACAGATATTGTCTATATACAATGGTTTAACCATCTCATGATCTAAGACCTTAACCACACAACCAGGAATCTTTATTTTACCAATTTTATTGGTATTGGGTTGATTAATATCGTTAGTCAGCGTAACTCCATTGGCAGCCATAGAATTTCTATCATTCGTAGCTTTGGTGTATTCATTCGTACCTTTATCTATACTACCAGAGATATCACTATCTGCTTTTTCATTAAAAAATAAAGAGCCATTTTCATTGAAGACTTTATACGTCTTCATACGATCTAAAATAGCGGATTTAATAATACGACTGGTATTGAATTCAATCTTCAGATCACCGCAGGCTTCTTTGATCAGTTGATTGTTCAGATCGGCGGCTTTCTGTTCCGCTCTATGTCTCTCAGACATATTATCTACAGGCATAGTAGCTTCTTGAATAATCTCAGAAATATCTATTTCAGAAGTTCTGTCTTTTACATAATCATTGACTGCTGATTCTATAAAGGCTTCCTGAGCGACATGTCCTGCTACGTCAGCATTCGTACTACCCATTCCGTTGTATTGAGCTCTTATTAACGTCTCTATCGCTCTCTTATACGGGACTATGTATACAAACGCCTCTCCGTATTTATCAGCAGGCCTATACACATCTTCATCCAGCAGTTTAGAGAGGTCATATTTCTCTTTTAACGTTTTGATATTATTTGCAATACTGGAATCATTCGATGTATTTTGTGTTACAGATCGAATAACAATAGATTCTTTATTGAAATGATCAGCAGACAATACATGCTCTCTACGAGTGTCTAATGCATCTTGTAATTTAGGCATGTATTTACAAACCATATCAATTTCTCTATCTATATCTCTAACCAATGTATTCTGTGTATAGATAGCTAATACATTGTTCATATTGTTTCTATCAGACAATGATTGGTTAATATTATTCAGTAAGTCATAGTTATTTCCGCCATTAGAAGGATTGATATTATATGCCTTCTGATATAGAATAGATATATTGGATTCCCCAGTATTTGCTATATTATTATTAGATATTTTCTCTATGGCTGAATTGACTCTATCTTTAAGAGAACGTATCTGTTGGGAAGATACATTATCATTATAGTACACGTCAGAGTATAATGCATCCCTCGAGTCTTTCACTTTTTTCTCAAGTGAAGACATTCTTTCATCTGCCATTATATCACTCCTTCAAAAAATAAAATATAGTTCCAGTTCTTACTCAAATGTTTACAGAGTAAGAACTGGATTATTTATCATAGTCTTAAGATACGATATATATTGAAGAGATCATCTTTCTTCTTATGAATAATGATATTGATCAGATAATTTCTATATCTGTCTTCATAGATATCCATATCTACTACTTCTGATTTCTTAGCATTAATAAACGTAGGAGCAATAAACAACAACCTTTGATCATAATAGATATGCTGTATCCCATCGGTTGCTTTAGCAGACAATGCTCGATTAAATTCTAAGATAGACTTTATATCCTTATACTCTGCTATTTTCTTAGAATGAGAAATTTCATTCATAATAGACTTATATAATTTAATATAATCTTTGAAATCATAACAGAGTCTGTATTCATCTTTACACCACATATTTAACAGCTGGTCATTTATACCATTGTACTTTGTCTTAGTTGCGTAAATTTCATAAGGTTCAAACTTACTAGTACGAGAAAACTTCTCTAAAGCAATCAGGTCTTTGTTCATGATAGCTATATTTGGAAAGTCTTCTGATAGCTCAATCTTTACAGGCTCTCTGAATGTTTTTAGAATATTGGCATCCACAAAACTTTGTGCGAATCCAATCACAGTCTTTGTAATTTGAGAATAAACCACAACATTGGCTTTCATCTCTTTGCCTACATTGATTAATTTGAGTATATCTTCTGGAGATACTTTATATTTAATAATAGACGGAATATCATCCATAATTATACAAGTCTCCTTTTAAACTTAATATCTAACTCATTCTTTTGGTCTTCTGATAAATTGGGATGATCCAAAACAACCATTCCATCGATCCCGCATTCTGTTTCACCAATTCTCATTGCATTTACCAATGGCCTTTGATTATTGGCGGTATATTGTGGATCATAGGGTAAGATTTCATTCTTAACTGGATAGAATGGAATTTCTACAGTATTGAAATACTCTAAGATATCTCCATACATTTCTTTAAAGTTAGCTAGATGAAACCATCTGTGCATACATTCCAATGGATTATCTGAAGTCAAATCTTCTATAAACTGACCAGATCTGGTATACATTGGATTATTAATTGCGTTCTCATTTTCATAAATTGTACTGGGAATCTGAATATATCCAATCAATGTATTCGGAGCCATATTGTACTCCTGTTGAAGAGATGGATATAGTCTTGTAAAGTCAAAATCAACAGCATTGGATGCTCTCATAATAGGTCTGCCATTAATATTATCTTTGATAGAGTCTGCCACCTTAGTTGGTTCTGCTACAAAAGCTCCTTCATAGGATTTGACATTGCTGTGATCTTTGTACTTGTTGTTATTATTTCCCAATACAAAGTCTCCAAAACCTTTAAACATAATGGAAGCTCGATTGGTTAAATAGACTGTCTGTCTATGAACTTTTCTATACTGTGTTCCATTTAATAATGCTTTATTAAAGATATACGGAATATCTTCAGATTTGAACTCTATACAATACTGTACGATAACGTCCATCATATTATATTTAACAAACGTTCGATAATCATTATAAGGTAAGTCTTGGATATTGGCCGCAATATCGTGATAATCCAATTTTCTGACACCAGCTACTTCATCTCCTATAGAATCCAAACTATACGATCTGAATTTGGCTCTGCCTTTACGTCTGGAAGCAAACTGAATCAATTGGTCTAAATATACAGAATAGGAAGTAATGTCTGCATAATCTCCCTTTTCAGCAAATTCTGTAGCTACAGCTCTTTGATCAATATTATAACTACAACGTTTATATTTTGCAGGAATATTCTGAGGACAAATGATTTCTTTTGGATCCACTCCCAGTCTCTTAATTCTATCAATAATAAACGGAATATCGAATGCCATGTTCCATGCCAGTACAAAATCTGGTTGTTCATGATTGATATATCCAAATAAATCATTCAGCATAACCAACTCATCATCATACATTAAGACTCTTGTTTTCAGATTCTGTAATTGGTAATACTCAACCTTATCTTGCCCACCCAAAGTATCAGTCAAAAGCGTCATAAATTCTTGATTAAACGAATCGTTATCAAATGAATCTATAAATGGTTGAATCAATGGATTGATATCCGACTGATTCAATAAGAATGTGGTTAATTCTTTTTTATCATGATCCAAATAAGATACCGCATTGATTGGACAGTTGCCATCTGTTGGAAATGGTGCATCCGATAGTTTATTATCAACTTCGATATCTAGATAAGCTCTTGTAATAGGAGTCTCCGTGTTCTTATATTGCTCAGCAAATCTCATTCTATAGAAATCTGTAATAGGAATATCAGATTCAAACACCCTTGTGTTTTGTTGGAAATAAGCATTGGTTGCTCTACGGTCTATTTTAATCTGCTTATTATAATAATCCAATTCTCCTATCGATTGTGCAATAGATTTGGTTAAGCTATTATATTTACATATTACTTGTTTTAGATGATCTTTGGTTTCAAAGAACTTTCTATAACTTGGGGTTTCTACTTCATCTTTTAATACATAATAAAAATATTCGGGTTCTTCGATAAAGGTAATTCCTTTTTGCTTGGTTATATTGTCTTTATATAAAATCGTCATAAAATCTTTGGAGTAAGATCCTGTCTCTTCATCTCGTCTTCCATATCTATATACAGTATCCATGACAACTAAATCAGAGCCTAATGGATACTTTGGAATTAATTTAGGAAAATTTGACATACTATTCTAAACTCCTTTCAAATGTTATTACATTGTATCATATAGATTTATTTGCTATATTCTCAACACATCAGTAATTTGAACTATATTGAAGGAGGAATTACCCGTGGATAAAAACGAAGACCTTATGGACTTCGGGCAATCTTTGTTCGAAGTAGATACCCAGTCTGCCACTGTCCCCGTAGAAGTTGAAGACAAACCGAAACGAGGCAGACCTAAAAAGAAGCCAGTAGAAGAAGGACCTTCTGTACGCAATAGAAGCCCATTAAATTCTGACATGACTTATTTAGAAACATATAATGCACCTGCTCAAATGATGGCCGGTGTTATTGCACAAATAGATGATCTTGGTAATAAAATTACGGCAGATCTAAATAGTGTACGTTCTTCTCGTACACTTAAAAATAAATATCTCTATATCTCTAACTTATCTGGTGCTTTGACTGGTATTATGTCCAGCAAGATCAGTGCTATCAGAGAACTTAGAGGTATGGTAACTGATTCTAATAATTTTGAATTGAAAAAGCAAAATCAGCTTAAAATTGACGAAAGAGATTCTGACGATAAGATTGTCATGGATATGTACAATGCTTATCTGAATGCTCCTGTCGGTAAATTACAGGCCGGTCCTATGAGCCCTGTATCGGCTGGTTACATCAACAGCAATACAGATGGCGTAAATATTACTCATAATGACAATGGGGCCTATGCTATGTCTTCTGAACCTGGATATGATGCTTACTTACAGAATCTAAGTCCAGAACAGAAAGCAATGGTTAATGAAAAGAATCCATATATTGAAACTGTTTTGGTCTACAATCAGTCCGACCAATCAAAATGGTTTGAAGTTATTGATACCAGAACAGGTATGCAAGTTCCTGGTATTCCTGTACCGCCCGATTTTGTCAGAGACGGATGTAATGTTAATATTAGAGCTGGTATAGCTCGTAATGCCAATTTGAACCAAACTTTTAAATTGAAAGTTGTTGGTGTAGGTCAATCTGATGAATTCTAATTCATCAATATAATATATAACAAAAAATAAATTTATGGAAATATTCTATACTCTATATAGAGTATAGAATATTATCCTATGGTATACATCATAGTAAGAGAAGTATTGACCGATTTATCCTATTTGATATATAAACTATCTCTCTGGAAGGTTAATCAAACTTTTATCCTATTAAATAGGTTATGATCAATTTAAATATGAGCTGGATGAGAGCATCATATTTATGGATGAATTTTATAAATTTTTCCATAAAACCCACCGCCCTTCCTGGACGCACGTATTCAATACTTCTCTTTGGTTATGAAAGACATCAGATGGTATCTCTGTTTATATAGTCCATATACAGTGCTACCTATCATAAATCGCCTCGAATTTGTTTTCTCCCTTATGTATTATAGATACAATACAATCAATTTACACAAAAGTTCTATAAGAACTTTGTACTTATCGATCGTTTTAAGGAATTTGGACAATACGATTTAATTATCCTTTCTAGGCTTGATATTTCTGATGTCTTTCACATTTCTATAATATATCTTTTAAAATATATTAGATTACAAATTGTATTAAAAATAAAATTTATATAAAACATTATAGTAGAAATGAAAAGTTAATGAATCTCCCCAATGCCAACTCATTAACCGCAGATTTCTAAATTTATTTACTTCCCATGATATAAATGATCTCTACCTGTATTGGGTAGAGATCATTTATATTGACACTTTATTAAACGGAGGTATATAATGATGATTATACAAGAATCTATGGTTTATAAGAAACCACCAACAATAGCCAAAATAGAATCTGCCATTAAGAAATTCAAAGATAAATATGATGAAACTAAAGTCAATACATTGGAAGGATTACAGCGACTGGATAATGATCCTAAATTTAAAAATCAATATCGCAAAGATATTCGAGCTTTAGGAAAAGTTATTATCAATAATATAGAAAAAGAGTTTAACTTACAGATTAGATTTAATTTCCAATATAGTCCTACTGTCAATATGTGGACAACTTTTCAAATCATGGATACAAATAAAGTTAATATTGATAACTTTGATAGTATTGTTAAGACTTCTAAGGACGGGCGCATTAAATTTACTAAGTTAGGAATTATGGAATGTGATATCATATTTACTGCTGGTATGGTCAATAATAAAATCTTTAGCGCAAAAGAGATTACTGCTGCTTTGTTACATGAAGTAGGACATGTCTTTGCTTACCCATTTATTAAACTAGCATACTCTATCAAAGCATTAGAAACATTTGTAGATATAGAATCTATTCAAGATGCTAAAGAGAAGTACAATGCTCGTAATGGGTTTATCAAATTCTTAACCAGATTCTATGGGCAATATAAATTAGGCGATAGCATCATAGATGATTTTAATAAAGAACATGAAAAATTTGCAGATCACTTTTCTGCTCATTATGGATATGCTGACGAGTTGTCTGGCGCACTGATTAATATAGATAAAGCTGTAGGAAATATAAAAAAGAAAGATGAAAAGTCTTCTGAATTCCATAAACTCTTTAGAGATATAGGAAATCTGATTTTATATGGATTATTCCATAATACTAGATATCCTGACTTAGAAGAACGTATCACTTATACGACCAAAGAACTAAGAAAAGAAATTATGGAAAATGATAAGTTATCGGATAAAGATAAAAAAGCATTACAAGCTAAATTAAACCGTATAGACGATAAGATGAATAAATTATATGGTAAAAAGAGTGGAGACTCTTATTATACCAGATATAGAAACGAAAAATACATGAAAAATTATCAAACAGGATTAGATTTAGATAACCCAATTCACAAAACATTCGATGACTTTGCTGGGAAGTAATCTGAACATCATATTGATACATAGGTGTGAAGCTATGTATCTCATATAAAAGATATATTATTAATGCGGGCTTTTAATATATCTGATTCTTACTCCATGCTTTCTCATTGCTCACATTGCCGTCTGGGCCTTGAGTAAAGTCCTCCTAAAATATAATATACCAAGAGTCATATGACTCTTGGTATATTATATTGACTATTTGTTGGCTGCATATACAACCATAGCAAAGAACATCAGCAATGCTCGGTTATAATCATTCTTAGATGCTAATCTTGTTTTCTTTTTTCTATATAAAGCAGATGTCATTAACCATTTTTCTAATTGGTTTCTCATTTCAATAATATTCTCATCTTTAGAGTTTGGTTTTGCTGTAATGGAGAATGTAATAAAGCTCATAGAGACTACATTCTTATCTGGAGTTTGAATAAAGTATGTATAAATTAAAGTAGAAATAATCTTACGTATTAAAACTAAATTCTGCTTATCATTCAGAATAGTTTCAATAATAGACTTCAATTCTTCTGTTTTTACAGTCTTATTAGAGCACATCTTACAGATCTTATAATCTGCTCCTGAGGCTACTATATATTGCATCGTCTTTTGAATACATTTCTCAGCCTTAAAAGAGTCTGAATCTGCTAAATGATACGTTCCTCCTAATTCTTGAGGATTTTCATTATCTGAATTGAATGTAATATAATCTTTATTCTCATATGCTTTATAATAAGCTCGAGCTATATTGATCATAAAAGAACGAATACGTCCATGAAGTTGTCCGATTAAATAAACAACGTCATCGTCTTCAAAATCTCTAAACCGTGTTGCATATGTATTAATCATTGTTTTACATAAGTACACAATAGAATTAAAAATATTCCCAGTAGATTTCAATACAAACTTATTATTCAGACTATTATTGATAACATATTGCATGACATAGTCTTGTGGTAATAGTTTTGGGAATGACATGTAGTGAATAGATGGGTAAAACTTTCCTGAGAAAGACAAGTAGGCCATAGATAATTCTAAGTTCTTTGTATCTTTCTTCATAAAGAAATATCTACATATACAAATCATCAATATAGTCAACTCATCTTTAGCTGCTCTGGGGTTAAAATTTGCTTTATTGCCGTAATATGTATTTAGTATTGCTGTTTTTACAGCTGGCATAGATATATCGACGGCTTTAAACATCTTTTCTATATCATCAGCGCCATAATAGATTCTATCCAATGGCATAGTATCAAATAGAGATTTGTTTCTATCTGTAATAAATTCCGCTACACATTGTTTATATCTGTTCAGATTCTTCTGTATATTCTTCTCTATTGTCGGATAGATCATTGTCTTAATGGCTGCTTTGTTCTTAGTCGTATTCATAGGAATTAAACTCCTTTCTATATTATATAGAAGTTGAAAAGAACAAAAAAGAAACCTGGGATATACAGAGTTTCTTTTATTCTTCAAATTTACTTAAGAAGTATTCCAATATTTTATCAATCAATAATTTAAATCGTTTGATATTTTGAGATTCTACATTCATATTGAGTATACAAAGTATAATCCATCTGTCTTCAAATGGTAATTCTTTGATCAGCTTAACAATCTCTTTTATTTTAGCATATCGTTCTATCTGCTCCCTTTCACCCATTTAACCACCTCTTCCTGTATAAATATCTCTATACTCAGAATTATAATATATAATTATAAAAAATAAAAGAGACTCATATGAGTCTCTTTTATTTATGATGCATTAAGCATTTACTCTTACACGTTCAATGGTTGGTGTACCATTTTTGTTCTGGGAAATCACATCAATACGGAAACGAGCAATTTCTGGTTCGAATTCGTTTAACATTCTTTCCGGAACTTCATAACCCATCTGAAGAGCTCTATAGATAATAGCACCAAATTCATAACGAGTCATAACTCTATCTCCCTTGAATTCTCCATCAAGATAACCTTTGATAATATCGTTGCCTGCCAGCGTAGCAATATATTCATAGGCCCAATGATTTTTCGGAACATCTGGGAAGATTTTGATCTTACCTGTATCAATAGCATCTCCAATAACCAACTGTTTGATAACGCTTCTGAGATTTTCTACTTCAGCACGAAGATCTTTAATCTCTTTTGCCATAGCAATCTTAGAACCATTGACATGGTTTCCTCCACCAATCTTAAGACTTACACCCGCATTGATTGCATTTTCTCCACCACCGAAAGAAGCTCCCAAAGAAACCATGGTATCTTCATTCGGGCGATAGAATGCGCCAAGTGCTGTTGCATTAGCATTCTTATAATGACCATATCCTACCGCAATATCCAACTTGCTGTCTGGATCAAAGTCTAACGGATGAAGAGCTGCCAAAGCGGCTGCATTCGCACCAACCTTATTAATACGTCTATCCAGTTTACCCATCCGACCATTAATGTTTGTAATATTATTACGAACATCATGGATATCCTGATGGATATTATGAATATCGTTATTGATATTGGTGATACTATCTTTGTTCTGCTTAATAGCTGCATCCAACTTCTGGTCTGCTTCTACCAAACTTGTAGAACCCTTGATATAGGTTGTGGAAGAATACTGACTGGATAAATTGGTAGGATCTGTAGCTCCTATCGTATTGGTAATATTCAAATCTGCAGCTTTACGAGCATCCTGTTCTTTCTTCAGATCAGAAGCTTTAGCCACATCTTTGATTACCACATCACCAAGTTTAGTTCCAGAGTAATTATCTTTAACTTCCAGAGTTACCTTGTTATCAGTGGAGATATCATATTCTCCAGGCTGTACAGAGTTGTCTTTCATCTTACCTTTAAGATTGACTTTGGAGCCATCTTTCTTTTGCAAGGTAATAGTACCATCATCATTGATAGACCCATCAACAATGTTGTTGCCATGAACAACTTCTGCTAAAGACCTAAGCTGTGCTACATTGACAGCATCATCAGAACTTGTGCCAGCGGCTACATTGGTAATCTGACGCTTATAGCGATCATTACCTATGCTGACTGCTCCAGATGTAGACTCCCATACTGACCATCCGGAATGTTTTGGATTAATACTCATGGTGGCAGGATCCCATCCAAGAACTCCTTTATCAATATTGGCTATTGATTCTTTGCCCAATGCAATACCACCTTTAACATTGGTGGTTGAGAACTTGCCAATTGCTATAGCATCGTCAGCATATGTTTCTCCACCGATACCAATTACATAATCTCCTCTAACAGTCCATGCATTAATACCAACAGAATATTTCCCATAAACATTGGTAGTGGTACTGCCGATTCCTAATGAATCGCCACCATATACCCGAGTTTCTCCACCGATAGCAGTGCTGCCGCCTGCAAGCGCCATTGCCTGTGTACCGATAGCTACAGCATGATACCCGTGTGCTTTTGCCAAATTACCAAACGCAACAGCATCCTGGCCGATAGCTTCGGCGTTAACCCCCATTGCAACGGCTTCGCCATCACCATGACTCTTAGCTGTACATCCAGAACCCACAGCAACAGAAATCCAATTTCTGCTGTTGTCTTCATTGGTACCATCAACTTCATTATGGTTACCTATAGCAATAGCATCAAAGCCTTTGACTTTGTTATATACACCTACAGACAGACCCATAGATGCATTTTCCATTTCTGATTCACGACCAATCATAGTACTCCATTCGGAATTTTTCATTTTTAATTTATTCCCAATGACAGTATATTCAGTACTACCAGTAACAGTATTATTAGCACCTTTCTCAATATTTACTGCATACGTTACTGATGTTACGCATAATGCGCACATCGTAGTTATTAAAATCTTTTTGTTTCTCATTCTAATCTCTCCTTTTAAAATAAACGAATACATATATTATATATGCTGGCATTTATATAATATATAATTTCAGAAAAATAGATTGCAAAAAATAATATCTGGAGATGCTATATAGCATCTCCAGACTCATTATGCTCGTATAATAGAAACAGAAGCTACACCAGATGAATCTGCTATTTTTTCTCCCTGAGAAATAGAAGATCCATTAGGAATTTGGATAATCGGATATACTTTAGAATTTCTATGTGTAGTAATAGCCAAAGAATCCGTTTCATTACATACTCCAATATATTTAATAGAGTCCGTCTTACCCAATTTAATGATAACGTCTCCTGCTCTGGCTCTGGTTCCTCTATTGATAGAATCTAAACCAATCTTATTGACTCTTCCAGATTCTGTAACTACAATCACATGTGTTGAATTAGGAATAATACAACACATCCCGTCGATAGCATACTTGGAAGATTTCATCCCAATGACCCCTTTGGTGGTTCTGGATAATAAAGGAATATCGGAAGCCCATATCCGCAATACTTTATTATGAGCATAAATCAAAATCTCATTAGCAGATCCTGCCACTAACAAATCTGCAATCGTATCTCCTTCATTCAGCTTTGCATACATCAAACCAGATAATGGAATATTAAATAGCTCAGAAATATTCATTCTCTTTGCCAACCCTTGTCTGGTAATGGTGATAATACTACCTTCCATATTCTCTGCTTTATAAGACCGATCAATAGTATCCAGCATAGACTCTGGAATAACAGCAGATATACCTTCTCCAGAATATTTCTTAACAGCAATGCGCATATCAATTCCATTAGAGTTCTTAGCTGCAAAGGGAATCTTATGTACAGGAATCTTGTATACTTTGGCTAAAGAACCAAACAGTAACAAAGAATCTGTATTGTTTGCTGTCAATACAAATCTAGCCTTATCATTTCGTAAGCTCAATGATTTATCAGATACATCAATCTTTTTAATAAATCCAGATTCTGTAATAACAACTTTAAATATTCCTTCCGGAATTCCTTCTGCTTCAGATGCAGAAACAATTCTGCTTCTTCTTGGACAACCATATTTTTTATTGATAGCAATCAGTTCTTCTTTGATGATACCAGTTAACTTTTCTGGATGAATACTCCAATCTAAGTATTGTCTGGCTTTAGCATCCAAGTCATTATATTCTGTAATATAATCATTCAAATATCCTACAGATAATTTCTTCAGATTAATATTCAGAATGAACTTAGCCTGTAATGGAGTAATGTCTTTTACTGTCTTCAGCATAAAGTTAATTAACTCTTCATCATCTCTGGTTTTCTGCTTGCGTATCTTATCGATAATCTGATCAATCTTGCCAGACTTTAAGATCTTAATATAGAAATCCAATTCATGCATACGAGTCTTACATTCTTTTAACTTGGCATTAAACATTCTAGCTTTACGTTCAATACGGAAGTTAATAAAGTTCTGTAAGTATTGCTTATAACTCCAGATAACAGGATTGTTATTATACACAACTTCAAAGTTTACCGATTTGGTTGCTTCCAATCGAGTATGCTTATATAGAATATCTCTGACATAATGAGGATCTGTATCTTTCTTCAATACAATATAAACTTCGAAATTAGATTTCATTGCTTTCTTATGAAGATCTGTAGTGGTATTATTATAAATATCAATAACCTGTGGAAGAATGTTTTTCTCTTTCAGATCTTCTATCTTATTCTTGATATCTTCAAAATATACCATATGAGGCAGCGCTTTAACAATCAGAGCTGGTTTATTCTGGAATTCCCCAATATCGATTTTAGCCCTAACTTTAAATCGTCCTTTACCAGTTCTGGATATTGTTGCAAAATCTGCTTCAATAATATCACAGCCCTGAGGATCGTCTGGTAATAAAACAATCTCATCATTAGGATGATCGATCAGATGAATAGTTGCATCGATAACTTCTGATATATTATGGGGAGGAATGTTTGACGTCATTCCTACCGCAATACCAAAACTACCGTTGATTAAAAGATTCGGAACTTTGGATGGAAAGTATAATGGTTCCATGACTGTATTATCATAATTCCAATCCCAATCTGTAGAAGAATATGTTTCTGTCATATCCCCAATAATACATTCTACAGCATAAGGAGTTAATGCGGCTTCTGTATAACGAGAAGCGGCTGCACTATCTCCCCAAATATTACCAAAAGAACCTTTTGGTTTAATTAATGGTATATAAGATTCAAACCAGTTGGTCATTCCTTTCATTGCTCCATAAATACCGGAATCAGAATGTGGATGAAATCTCTGCATAACAATTCCGACTATCGATGCTGATTTAACGGTTGTGCCGGTTCTGGTTTGTTTCAAATATTCATACATAGTATATAAAATTTTTCTTACAACTGGCTTTAATCCATCTACCGCATGTGGAATTGCTCGTTCTCTACATACAGCTTCTGCATAGGTTTTCAAATCTTGATTAGCTTGTGTGACTATGTTTTCATCAATTATTCTTTCAGCCAATTTAAAATCCTCCTTTTATTTTTACTCATGTCTATAATATATACTTGAGTATTAAATTGGCTTAATTTCCCGCAGAACCAAATCCGCCTTTTCTGGTTTCTTTTGCATTATCTTCTTCTACCGTATAATAAGAAAGAATAATTCCCTGTGCTACTTTATTACCAGGTTTAATCATAACGGTAATTCCATCAATGGATGGGTCTGTAGCTCTGACAGATAAAATCTTATAATCTTCATCATATTCATATTTCTTAGGAGAATGTACCTTAGGATATGTTCTAAGAGCTAAGATAATATCTCCTTCATTAGATTCATTATTATAATAATCTTTATCGATGATTCCTACGGAATTAGCCAAGAAGTAACCATATTTAGTAGAACTGGAACGCTGTACAATCTGCAAGAAGTTTTCAGGATTCAAATCGATCTTAATACCAGTAGGCACCATTGTTGGTTCCGCTCCGTTGATATATGCATAGATAGGAGTTACAAAATCATATCCTGCTGCATACTTAGTAGATCTTTTGGGAAGTTGTATACGATCATAAGAAGCTTTAATTTCTTCTTCAGACATCGCATCATCATAGAATTTCTTAATATCTTTTCTAAATGCTTCAAAACTAACCTTTTCAAATTTCATAGTAATCTCTCCTTTATAAAAATAAAAATTACTGTAATGTCTCAGAGAATGTTAAATCATAAAAAATAAACCCAGGATTCTTCGGCATCCTGGGCGAATCGTTAGATACCGAATGCTCGGCATCCAATGATTCTACCGTCTGGATCCCTTACGGGATCGCTCGGTACGACCAAGTCCGTTCTGTCTGGTAATGCAGACTTAACGAACACAGATACAATATAAATTGTATCTGGGTCATATTCAGGTAAACCTTCAGGTTCACCAAATACAACCTTGATTGTAGGGATACCGTCGATATCCCCAACGGTTTCGTTTCTCTGGGAAAGTCTAATAAGCTTCCCAGATGCTGGAAATGTACGGAATGCTCTGTTATCATTTCCATACATCACGACATCATGTGGTGTCATGTTTACAATTGTTTTCATAATCATATATCCTCCTTTTGAATATACTATAATCTATAGTATTATAGAAAATTTGATACTATTATATCTTCTTCATCTCTATATTATATAATTTATAAAAGATTAGATTACAAAAAATAAATCTAGAGTACATATGTACTCTAGATTTATACAATATACTACTTATCATTATTTATCTTTTTTAGGACTAGATACAACAATCGTATTTTTAGATTTGGATGCTGTAATATAACAAAAGTCTCTAAATTTAATTGTATTTGCACAAATTATTCGCAAATCGTCAATAATTGATTTTATATAATCTTCTTTGGAAAGTCTAATGCTATTAGTATAAAGAATATTTCTGGCTAATTCTTCTATACGATCTAATAGTTTTTCTAAAGTTTTAATATGAATAAGTTTACCATTATTATTAGCAATAAAAGTTCCCAGTATCTCCCAATAATCGGACATCTGGGCGAAGTAAAGATCTATAGATGTATAATCTGGTAAATTTGACAACTTTGCGTCTTCAAAGCGGCGAGACATATTTGTATCTATCTTTGTAAGGTAAGCAACCGTTTCTCCTAAAAATGGCTCATCAACTTGTATTGTATTTTCATAAGAATTATCTCCTTTTCGTATTTTATGCTTCTACGCCAAAATCAGTATACAATATAATCTTAACAAACGCTTTAGCTACATCATTTAACATTCTGAATTGCTTCATATATACATACTGATCTTCTCCATTATATGATACAAGAGAATCACATACAAAACGAACTCCTCCATATCTCTCTATATCTACTTTAGACAACGTTTTTAAGTCGTCTATTTCCAATACCATATCTGGATTAGACTCTAAATCTTTCAGTATATTAGTGAAAGCTTCTTTTTCCATTTCATTTGTATTATCTTTGGCTAAGTCTTCATTATTTTCATCAATAACCAAATAAGTTTTTCCATCTTCCTGGTAAGTGTAAAAATCGTTTAATTCCAACATAATATCTTCTCCTTTTTATAAAATATAAATGAACTTCTCATACTTATAATATATAATTGACTGTAAAATTAGAAATTATATTATAGCATCATATAAAAAATAAAGTGGGAGTTTAAACTCCCACTTTATTTTAATTCTCAGATACAATAAGACAATGATTTCTAAACGTAATAGTGCTTCTATGAAGTCGGCTTGTAAAATCGTGTATAGCATGGATTCCAGCATTCTGATCAATAGTCATGATTAAACTATCAATGTCGAGTAAAATATATTCAAAAGTTTTAATATGAATTTGTACGGGCCTACGATAAGTCATATCTTTTAACAAATTGATATTCTCTAAAAGTTCAATAAAAAATGCTCCCAGATTTTGGTCGCTACCACCAGCAATAATTGCGCTTGACATTTCTTTTATAGTGCTTTCGCCTTCTTGAATATAATCTTTAAGCGCCTCTAAAAATTCTCCATCATCAATTTCAATTACATTTTTCATTTTGTCGTCCTCCTTTTAAAGAGCAAATACAATAGGATATTATAATTAATATCCAAACTCAATTATATATTATATAATCAAAAAATATAATATCTCCAGAGTCATATGACTCTGGAGATATTACTTTGACTTCTTTTTCTTTTTAGGTTCAGGAATAGGTAATTCCATACAAACAGCGTTAGACTTAGATGTAAATCGTCTATTAGCTTTAGATTGTAATGCCTCATAGTAATTCTCATTCAGGATAGTATCATCCTTGTCCCATGTTCTGGTAGTATAGTTAAATTTACTATTAGAGAATACTTCTTCTGTCATAGATGTTGCATACTTCTCAAAGATTTCTTTCTTTGCTTTATAACATCCTTTGACTGCATCGAAACCTACATCTACAAAATCTATATACGTCGTATCTTTATCTCTGGTTCTACCTAAAGATTGTCTAGCTATGACTTTAGATTTAAATACTTCTCCTAAGACCATAGTCATCTTTAGTCCTTTGATATCAATAGCGGCTCCACAAGATTTAGTTGTAGATAAAATAATCATCTTATCCAACTGTTGTTCTTTTTCTACCTTATTGGTAATCAAAGTGGTATAGATTCCTACCTGATCTTTGAGTTCAGGATAATTTTCTATAATCCAATCATACACAGTCTGTATAGCCCGATTGGTGCCAATATAGATTAAAGTTTTCCCAGTTCTGAAGATCATTTCCATAGCTATAGTTAAAATCTTATAGAACTGCTCATTCTTAATCAAATACGAACAGTATCTATTCCGATCAAATCCATATCGATTGGTACAATATCGCTCTTGTCCTGGAGTAGGATACGTATTGTATAATACAGAGATATATCTGGTTCGAGGATCTCTATCTTTATCAAACAAGTCGATCTTAGGCACATTTAAGAAAGTTTCTTGATAAATTCTATCTTCTTCTCTATCTGAACGAAATGGCGTAGCGGTCAGATATAGTGTCTTATAGGTATTGGTAAAGAAATCAATCTTCCAAATATTATCAAAATCCAAATGAGCCTCATCATAGATCTTAATACCTACTCTAATCTTCTCAAATAAATCTCCTACCTTATCCCATCCATAATTAGATGCATAAGAATGAAGAGTTTGATGAGAAGCCAAGAAGTATTTTACTTTAGAAATATTGGCCATATTATTCAATATCATAGCAATACTACCACTTCCTACAATAGGATAGATTTCTGTAGGAGAACAATCAGTATATTCCATAATACGATCTCTCCACTGTTCAATCCATCCCAAAGAAGAAGTGATCATAATAGATCTCATTCCCATCATAGCAGAGCAGCATATTGTTACATATGTTTTACCTGCTCCTGTATTTAAGTTGACTCCTAATTGAGAATATGGTTTAGTCTCTTGATGCATTCCTTCTCCCAAGATAAATTGTATAGCTTCTCGCTGTACATCGTCTCTTGGTTTATAGCTCAATCGGAATGGGATATTGGTATCATATGGGTCTACATTTGGACTATATTCGCATTCTGTTTCAAACAATCTTTCTAAAGAAGAAATATCCATTCCTCTGGGTAGAGTTAATATATGATTTTCTTCATCATACATAATTGCTTTATAGGTACCGGCTGCAGGATCCAGTTTATCCGGCACCTGAAAGAACGTTTCCAGGTCTGTTTGGGAACCCTGAATATAGCCAAACACTTTTATACACGTTCTAAAGGCTACTATACGGACCCCACTCATAATTTAGCTCCTAAGCCCAATATTTGAAAATAGATATTATTCAGATACCAAACAAACTGATCATCTTTGATAGCCTCTGGCATAAAGTTAATATAAATTAATAACTCTCTTATCAGATATACAATAGGTCCAGTAGCAGCCCACAATACAAAAATCTTTAAAGCAAGCATGCACAAGAACCATAATGTGCCGGTACTCTTTATTGGGTACCATATAATAATCTTACCAACGAACACAATAGTCAGCATAACAATGATACACTGAATAATAGACATTGATAAATTTTCTATCATAGATATGCCTCCTATTCTTTAGGAACTTCAAATATAGCATCAATCAACTCTCTCTTCTTAGGAGCCTTAACATGATTGGATAAGAAGTCTTGTGGTCTTTCCATAAAGAACAAATCCATCAAAGATGGCTGTGTCTTTTCAAAAGACAATGGATAACACAATGCGTCGTTTAACTTCTGATAAATCAGAGAATTGATAATGCTAGGATTATCTTTCAAAGCTTGATCCAATGTTAAGATCTGGTATTCTTCTCCAGGATTCTCCCATTCTGGTAAGCGCAATCTGGTTCTTGTAGAACGAATCTGATTCATCAGAATAACCTCCAGATGAACCGACTGGATAGTCAGCTTACCTTTGATAATGAGTTGAACCAATCTTTGTAAAAGAGAGTCTTTATCATAATCAATCTCTCCTATACTACTCTTCTTATTGATCAGCTTCTCAATATCTTTCAGATTCTTACCAATATCATTATTCAATATCTGGATGAAGAAGATATTCATCATGCTGTCTTCATCAACCAGATCTTTCAGATATACCAAATATTGATCGTCTTCCGTTAGTTCTGCTTTTGTAGTCAAATATGTATTAAATTCTTCCGTCAAATACATTTCTGTATCTTCTGCAGATTTAATAGTATACCGATCGCCTTTTTTATCCACCAATATAAATTCCGTAATATATTTATCCAATGAAGTCTTCTGATCTTCCATACTATCTACATAAGAATCATCAGAATCTGAATAAATTGTATTGGTGTCTATAAGAATATATGCTCCGTGCGTATCTTCTTTTGGAGATATAGAGTTTACATCAATTTCAAAATATTTATCAAATGGAGCAGCCCAATTGAATTTTTCTATCACCGTTTCCAACAAGTGCTTTGCTGATAACTGCTTCTGTGTTAGCTGTGCGGATAATATTTCAGAAGCCAATTTACCAGGGCGAATATTCCGATTGATATATGCTAATTCTCCATAACATCTTCTACATATCCCATGCCCATGTGCTGCACTGGCACACGTCATAGGAGAATATAAATAAATCGTTTTACCTATCAGATACGTATCTTTCTTAGCGTTAATTAAATAATCCATTCCATCAGGGTCTAGTTTATAGTATCGCCCGTCTAACATGGATAAGAACTTTTTGTTTTCTACTAAGATTGTTTGGAAATTGGACGTATTACAGCAATAGTCCATATCTTGGTTTAGCATAGTATCCATATTATTGACACCAATAATACGAGCAAATGTTCCTGACTTACCAGTATTCTTTTTTGTTTGAATCTGTGCTACTCTGGAAGATGCAGAGTCTACAAATTGAGCAGCCACCATATCTAATCCACCCATAATATAAGACTTATCAATTACATATGGGTGAACCCCACCTTGTCCATTTGGTTTAGAGCCAATATTGATTGCAAATTCTTTATACTGTCTTTTATTAATACCTTCTCCAGTCATAAAAGAATTCTTCATACAATGGTCGTGTCCTAAATACTTTTCAGATTCTTCAATAATTTCTATGCTGTCTTCTGCTTTCTTTAATCCATCATCTTTAACATCTTCTATCTTCGAATCTGATACAGATGTATGAATCAATTCGTTAAACTCTTTCACCCTAGACATTAAGTCTATGGTGTCTTTTAAGTTGATTGTATTAGATATGTACATGGAAAAGAGATCAATATCTTTGAACTTATATAACGTATCATCTAAGATATTATTCAATTCTGTTGGAGATACGATTCTCTTAATTTTATCAATATAATGGTCTAAATAATCTTTAATGGCATTTTGTGTCATAGCCTCAGGGAAGAACAGTGCTTCTCCACTGATAGGTTGGTTAGAACGTACAACAATATACCACATCATAATATTAAAATATAGATCGAAGACTGATAATTGTATTACCCCATCGTTTACCAGTTCTACATCAATCATAAAGTTTTGTACTTCTTCTAGTTCTACCCCATCTTTCATCAGATTTAATATTCCCTCATAATAATCTGACCAATTCGATGAGTTAATTTCAGATGTTTTAATATGACAACGTCCATGAGTTGCCAAACTTGCAAACATGTAATAATTTTGTAAGTTTGATAATTGCGGATTAGACATCAGATTTTCTCTCCTATCATATTTTTACACATTTTCTATGATACCGCGCTCGTAAAATCTTGTCAGTTATTTCATTTCATCTTCTTAAACTCCTTTTCTATAAATTCGTTTACTTCTTGAGAACTCTTAATAAAAAGTTCCATTCTAAATCAATCTCGATTATATAATATATATTTGAATAAAAATATAAAAAGAGAGGTAGAGACTCATATGAGTCTCTACCAAAAGTCATAGCATATCAAAAGATTGTTTAAAAGATAAGAAGAACACAGCTGTGTGAAAACCAGTGTTCAAATAAAATCAAATAGAATATAAAATAAACATATTAAGACGTAAAGTTCGTCTTGGAATAATATCTCGGATTGGTTTTAAGAATAGCCTTCTGGGCTTTGATAACATCACGTTTAACGTTGTTGCCATAACGGCGTACAATGTTAGCAATAGCCTGCTTCTTAAGCATATGAGCTTTCTTCAAACGTTTCCAGTCAGCAGAATTAGACTCTTTGGCTTTCTGCATAGCAGCCAGCGTAATACGTCTATTATAATCGTCAGTTCTGGAGAGACGGACGATTGTACGACGATTAACTGCTCCGCCTTCAACAAGAGCTTTAACTTCTGCGCTTTCCAAATACTGTACACGTTCTTCATCATCCATATGATTAACAAGATCAACAAACATTGATTCCAAGAGAGCGCCCATATCCTGGACTCCATCTCTCTCATTTTCATTATCGAGGAATGACACAGTATTTCACCTCCATTAGTGTTTTCAACATTCTTAATACATGACCACAATAAAATGTAGTTTAAATAAATGTTCTTATAATTGAATTAAAAAATGATTTATTATAACACACTCCAATACATAGGAGAAGAAAGGGGATATATAATGAAACCTAGTCAAAGTATTGCTTTTCAAGATTATAAAGATACAATGAGAAGAAACATCAAATATTTATTTCCTCAACTAAGTAGCGATGAATTGGAACGAGCTATAGAATATTCCATAAATAAGAGAATTATAAACTCAGCTTGTCAGCTGAATGACACATATAAGAATGCTGTATATAATACTAATATGTTAGAATTAACAGAGTATATCATGCATGATCGACCCATACTGACATCTTTCGGATGTCTATTTCATAGACATGGAGATGTAGATAATCCGTTATACACGATGATACAAGAATTTGCGGATAGACGCAACAGATTTAAGAAAGAAATGCTAAAGCATAAAAAAGGCAGTGAGCAATATAAAGCATACGATCTAAAGCAAGCTGTCGCAAAAATTGACGTCAATGGTTAACTAATTATAGATAGCCTCGTCAAGAAGTAATTCTTGATTAGAAAACCTGGTGAATTGCTGGAAACCGGTAAAGGTCTGATAACTACAATATATTTTAAATATATGAATGTGACGAAAGTCAGAAACAATATCAGATATAACCTAAGCTGAAATAAAAGAATAGTATATATGAAATTCTTACTTATTAAAAGAATATATACTATTTGCTAAGGGTATAATAAGAAAATCCGCAATCAGCAGCGAAGCTTCTATTATATAATAGAAGAACGTTCAACGACTATTACGTAGAGTACAAGCGTATTCGAAGTGCCAGGCTCCAATATATAATAATATTGGATGAAGATATAGTCTGTCCATGTATGAGAGTACATGAAGTTCATAAGAGAACTGGATAGATGTAGCGAATCTATTTGACCACATGAGATCTACGGCGCTATGGGACAGCCATCTTCTATATTTTATAACTTTGAAGTGGCAGCCTCCATTACTAGACAAGGAAGAGCTTCTATTACAGCATCCATTATGCTCTTTGAGTCTTTCTTAGCTAATAATATTAAATTTGGATCTTTGAATGAAGTGATTATGTTCATTGATCATATTGTATTAATGAAACCAACCAGACGGTATGAAGATCATCGAATCTTAGATAGAGATATCTCTATCCAGGAAGTCTTTGATAAACTGATGAGTTCTTGTGGATATCGATGGAAACCAGATCATACAGAAGCTAATATTATCTGGAGAATTTTACATCAATTATCACAATTTCATTTAAATAGACTCTATTATAAAAATAATATCTATGCTTTCTTTAATAATACAGAGCCCAAAGACTTTTTATTGGAGTTATTGTATTCATTAGATTCTCCATTTATTGATCCTAATTCTCCACCACCAACGATTAAGGATAAACTGGATGTATTGGTGGATATGGTTAAAGAATATATTTATTATCCATATCAAATCATTGATAAGATAGAACGTGTAGAAACACTATATCGGCAAATCGATTTGGTAACCGATACGGATTCTTGTATTATATGCTTGAACCCATGGTATGAATATGTAGCAGATCTGACAAAAGATCTAGATATCGATCTAAAACACTATGAACTAGATATGATTGGATTATTGAATAAAGAGAATCCGAATGATGCATCCGATTTGAAAGAAGAAAGCAAAACAGAATACATCTACGATTTCAGAAATAAAGAAATTTTAGAAAGAAAACGGTTAGTAGATCCGTTTAAAATTATTCCAGAAGACGCTATGAGATATAGCATCATCAATATACTGGCTTATATCATTAGTAAGCTATTACGAGATTACTTCGATCGTATAAGCATTAAGAATAATGTAACTAACGATGCTCATAACTTCTGTTTGATGAATATGAAGAATGAGTTCTTATTCTTACGAATGTTATTGTCTGATGCTAAGAAGCATTATGCATCTATTGTAGAACTTCAGGAAGGACATAAAGTTCCCTTAGATAAACAATTGGATATTAAGGGATTACAGATTGATAAGTCTGTTGTACCAGAATCCACTAAAGAAGCTCTTGGGAATATTTTACATGAAGATGTATTACGTCCAAATTATATTGATCAAATGAAAATCATCAATAAGTTAGCTGTTCTGGAAAAGACCATTTATGATGATATCTATAATGGCGGATTGAAATACTATAGTCCTAAGAAGCTTAAACCATTCGTTACTTATAAGAATCCGATGAGTACACAACAAGTCAAAGCTTCTATTGTCTATAACTTATTTAGAGATGAAGATGAGACATATATCAATATTGATGAAAATAATTCTGTATTGATTATTGGAGTTAATATCGACGCTCATGCGTTAGAATCATGTAAACTAAAAGAATCAGATCCTGAGAAATATGAAATTATGAGAAAAATTATTTATGAAAATCCAGTAATTGAAGTTTCTCAGAATAAGATTGCTGTGAAAATATTTAATGATAATCTGGCTTTGAATAGCCGTAAGATTACTAGTATAGCTATTCCTAGAGACAGTCAAACGCCTAAATGGATATTAGAGTTTATTGATTATGCTAGCATAGTCAAAGATAATATCGGCACATTCCCATTGAAGAGTATCGGCATTACTAAGCTAGATACGAACAGTGCGTATAGTGGTATTATCAATCTATAAGGAGAAAAACAAATATGCTTACAAATAATGAAAAAGAAATTTTAAGAACAATAATCAAAGATTGTAAGAAAGCTAATATTCCAAGATCTACTGTATTTGAATTTCTAAAATGGTATTTGTTTGTCGATTATACTTGCAATAATATAGATAGTTATGTTATGCGGTTCCATAGGTTGTCTTCTATAGATTTCAGTATATTCAATACCGATCTTCTTAGAACAATAGCCGTTCATGTATCCCAATTCTTTATAAATTCTTATATAATAGCAAATGCTATGGAATCTATTCTGAAAATAAGTGAACCATTATCAACAAAGCAAGTAATAAATACGTATCATGAATTCATGGATAAAATTAATCATAATCAGAAGATTCCAGTTATTGCTATAATTCACAATAAAATTACGAATCAGTGTACATATATAGTATTAAATAACATATCTGATGATTGTGATTCTATTGAAGGTTTAGATCTTTCTGAGAACGCATTATCTTTTACTATCAATTTTATCAAAGATCGTTATAACGATATTCAATCTAAGATAGATGAAATACAAAAAACATATTAAGTTATAATGTACATATATTCCCATAGACTCATATGAGTCTATGGGATATAATATTGTTTTTAGTGATTATCTTTTCTATTTTTAATTTCTTCTAAAAGTTTATGAGCACGTTCTCTAGCCTTAGGTAAATTCTTATTAATGAAATCATCATACTTTTTAATTTTGGGATCATTTTGCAATCCTTGACGTACTCTATCATGCCCACTTTTGAAATGAGATACAATTCGATTATACTCCGTATCATCATGCCGACGGGTTTTATCGTTTGTATGTTTCTCAGAGTTATGTTTCGCTTCGTCTTCTATTTTACGAACGTTCCGATTAAAAATAGATCTTGCATTATCTTTAAGAGTAGACTCATCAGCTTCCATATATACATTACATTCATCTTCTAATGAATATTCATTAGATTCTAACATACTTTCTAATTCATCACATGCATTATTATATCCTTCAATATAAGCTTGTTCTAAATCTTCTTTTGTATATAACATAGTTTAATATACCTCCTATAATATGATGATTATTATGATGTATAAAAAAAGAATAATCAAATAATCCATAATATTTTATTAAAAAAGAATATTTATTGTTAAAATGGAATCTATCTTTTTTTCAATTATATATTATATAGGTGTAATAACCATAATAAATTTACATTTATTTTTAAAAGGAGGATAATTATTATGGATAACAAAATACTTATTACAAAACTCTTGGCAGACAAAACGGTTCAGCAAGGATTAGAATTATTTATCAAAGCCAAATCATTATTTGATTCGCTTGATATAGAAATTAATCCATTTGATCGATATGTAAAAAAATATATACATATCGATTCGCTAACCAATGGTTTGAATGAAAATCAGATATTTAATTTGAAAAACAGAATATTTGAATTTATTATTAATCATCGAGACGATAAAAAGGATATTGAATTGAATGCGATAGCAGGAGATAATAATAACTTTATTCTTGAAGGAGAAAATAAGAAATTCTACGTATTCTACAACATTGGATCAGAGCCAAGAGTAACAGTAACCAGCAGTAAAACGGATGCATTTGAAATTATGCGGAAAAAACCATCTTTACTGATAGGTTACTGAAAATAAAAGAAGGGTATATACCCTNAATAAACACATTATACTATAGTAATATCTACACTTTCATCGTGACTCTTTACAGCATATGCAGCTCTACGTTTCAGACCTTTAAGAGTTGCACCAAGAGCAGACTTATATACACTCATAAGAGTAGATGCGATAGCCTGTCCAACGGTTGCTACAGCGCTATGAATAATGGTCAACCCAGAACTAATGTATTTAAAAAGAACGCTCAGAGTCTTATTAATTCCAGCTTTAATATTCTTCTGTCCTTCTTTTTTAATTCCAAGAAGTTCTTTAGTTTTCTTTTCAACGACTTTCTGGATTTCATTTACATTCTTAAGATCCCAACTATGAAGTTTCATAACGCCATCATAGGCTTTATCAAGATTCTTCAAAAGATCATTAGAATAAATCTCTTTGAAATTCTTTTCGGATGGAGCAATCGTTTTCTTTTCAATGAGTTTTTCTTTTAACTCAGAGATAAAGTTCTTTCCATCCAACCCCGGGAAGAAACGCTCATAAACCAGTTGTCTAATATCATCAGAACCAATATTCTGTTTAACAATATCCATCACATCAGAAATTGCCTGGTTGTTTGAATTATCATTGGCCGATTTAAATGCGGCTTTAGCAGTAGCTTTAGCTTCGTCAGGAATAGAATCTTTCGGAATCGAATTCAAAATCTGTTCAACAATAGCCGGGGTAATTTTAACACCCTTTGGAACGTCAGGAATATTTGCAATAAGTTTTGCAACATTTGCTGCGTTAAGGCCATTATATTCGATTTTTTCGTTTTCCATTTTCTTAGCATTGGTGTGATTCTTAACGAATTCGCCGATAGTTTTGAAAGCTTTAGCAGCGGCCATTGTTAATTTGCGACGAAGCATCATGAAGAATGCTTTAACTTTTGCCAAAACTTTTTTAATCAGTTCAAGAATCCAGTTGAAGAACTGTTTAATACGTTTCCAAATAGCACCAAATGCATCACCAATAACATTTTCCTGCTGAACGCTCAGTTCACCATATTCGATGCCTTCTTCAAGAGCAATCAGATTATGTGTGGATTCAACAACCATAGCCATAGCACCATCAGTACCTTCATAGCTGAAGTCCGGTTCTACAGCTTCTACGAATGATCTAATTTCATCATCGTACATGTTAACTTTCCTCCAATCATTTTAGTATTCTTCATATAGAAGAAATTTAGAGAATTTTTAGTATATTCATAGAATATACTAGAATAAAATAGTTAGATCTATATAAATAGATCGAATTATATTATACTAATTACTCACTCAGATTGGGGATGAATGAATATCTTCGTAAATAATTATCTAATATACTTAAGTGTTATCTATATAAATTAAGATTCTTAATCTTTTCTTGGTTCTAAATATGCTTGTTCTAATGCCGTATAATCTTCTTCATTAGATTCTGTATAATAATTACATTCATCTTCTAATGAATATTCATTAGACTCTACACCAAAGAATAATTTCTTAGCCATCTGTTTGAGTCCATGGCCAGAAATGCTAGCATCAACTAATTTAAGTTTTACACCAGCTCTTTTACACATTTTATCAAATGTAGTCAATTCAGATTTAATACCAGTCTGTTTAGCAAAAGAAGTAGCTATAGGTTTCTCCCAAGAAAACGGGTCTTTCTTAAACATACCACCATGCTGAGCATAAGGAGATGGAATTACTTTATCGCCTCCAAATGTAGCTTTAGCCACAGATGCACTAGGGCATTGTAAGAATACAATATCTGCATTCTTTTCTCTATCATACCAGTCTTTATCTACAACAAGAATTTTCTTTTTCTTATCATACTCTATAGAACGAATATGGTTATAATCCACCCATCTAAATAAAGCATCTGCTGGTGTATCGGCACTATATACGGATACAATACGATTATACATTGCCAATGGAATTATAAAACCAGGACCAACAATAGAAATACCATGAATGAGGGTACCCAGCTTCTAGCCGAAACAATAGCATATTGTTTCTTATTATCTCCAGATTCTAAATAATAATCGCAATCATTTTGTAAGGAATATTCTAAGAATTCTTTTTGATCTTCATCTTCCAATTTAAATTCTAAACCTTCCATAATAATTAGTCTCCCATATTAACTATACTTCTGGCAGAATTTATCAATCTGATTTTCTACAAATCTGCCAAGAGGAACAACAATTGTTTCATAAGATTCCGTCACCATAGTAACAGATTTCTTATCTTCTGATAAAGTAATGCTCTTATAAATAGGGGAGAAATCATTACAAATCTGATAGAAACTATAAGACTCTTTAATTAATAAGTCTACCACATCCTGATTCATAACAGGAGCTACAGCTTCAAATCCTTCTTTAACAATCTGCTGATTGCCCTTAGAAGTAATCATATGGTCTAAACTATCTCCTTCAAATCCAGCGGATTCAGAAATAATACGATTAGTATATGCATTATCATAAGATGGATAATAGACTCTATCATAGGTGACAATTCTTAAATTAGTTACATTAGACTGTCCATTAACAATCTTAATAGAACCTAAGCTTCTTAAAGAATAGGATGGTTTCTGCCCAGCTTTCAAATCTTCATTAAATGCTCTACCAAGTTCATTATTAGTTCCTCTAACATGAGCTTTGACAAAATCCCCATCCATCCATAACTTAGTATACCAAACTTGTTCTAAAGTGGGGTCTACTTTCTGCTGTCTAGCTAAGTTCATATCCAATGGATGACCAGCCTCTCCTTTAAAGTTGCCAGTACTTACCAATTCTCTGATACGATCAGAGTAAATTTCTTTACGTAAATCTGCTTCTGTATAATAACGTCTGTTTCTATTTAATTTCATTGCCTGTTGTAGTGTACATTCAGCAACCAAGAAGCCATTATCATTACGAATTACGTCGCAAGAGACGCAATCTGCAACCCCTTCGTTGATAATATATGCTACAGGTTTATCTGATATTGGCATAAGATATAACCTCCTTTATGTATTAGCAATTATAATTATGTTTCAGTAGTAAAACTGTCAGAAGATAAGAAGAGATCTATATAGATCTCTTCTATATTTCTTTTTTATAATAAATTAGTTCTTAGCCATAGCCGCTTTATTTACATCCTGAGCCAAATCGAACATCTTTTCTTCTTCTCTTCCAACATTCAAAGAATCCTGGGAATTAAATGATCCAGAAGGTTCATCTACATTCTTATCCATTCCTTTCAGGAATCCTTTAGAACGTTCGGTTTCTGCATTGATATCAGAGCCTTCAAAATCATTGAACATCTCTACATCATCCAGGTCATCAGTACCCATAGCGCCAAACAGATCTTCTACAGATCCATCAGAAGACATATCTTTACCTTTAACATCTTCATTAGATACTTCTACAGTATCTTCCAGTTCTTCAAAAGTTTCTTCCAAGCTGGCATTCAAATCTTCATCTTCAAACATATTTAAGTCTCCTTCTTCATGGGATTCAATTGTTCCGGGTCTGGTTCCATCTGTTAAAGGAACAACAGGCCCTGCAGGTTCATTAGCCGGTGCATTGCTGCTGGTCAAATCAACCGTAGTATGTTTTTCTGGCGTATTATCAAACATATCAGGCTCTACATCATCTAGATCAGTATCATCATCGATGTCATCTTCAATATCAATATTGGGAGGAAGAACGACATCATCATTATGATCTAAGCTAGCACCCTGTTTGGGATCAGCATCAGTCAAAATAGATCCAGGTACGTTATCTGTACCAGTATCATTATCTTCTGTCGGATTCATTTTAAATATAGGAGCATCTGATTTTACACCATCATCTCCTAAGATTTCTCCATCCGTATCTACATCTTTGTCTACCAATTCTGTAGTATGGGGAGCTGTATGAGGAACATGAGCATCTCCACATTCACAAGGAACATGATGACAGAATTCGCATACTTTACCAGTATTTTCATCATTCAAAGAAAACGGAATATCGCCTACATCTTCATTGATTACTTTATCTACGTAATCATAAATAGAAGCTCCTTCTTTGAGATCTTTAATATCATCTTTAGTAACCAAAGCATTGGCACTAATATCCTGCTCCAATTCTTGAATCTCTTTATCCTGTTCTGCTTCTCTGGCATCTACATCTACAGGGTCATAATCTCCCGGTTCTTTGCCAGCATCAATATCTTCAATATCTTTATCAGAAATCAGAACGTTATCTGTAATTCCAATAACAGCATCAAGAGCCTGATCATCTACTTCAGTAGAAGCTTCAAAGTCTACATCAGCATCTTCTTCAGCTGATTTATCTAAGACTACATCGATAGCATCTTGTGCAGCTTCCATAATAGAATCAAAATCTACCATTATATTATAATCCTCCTTCGATTAATCTCCCAATTTTTCAAGTAAAACGGGATCTGTTATTTCTGTAGGAAATAAATTATCTAATTGTTCTTCCAAATAAGAACCATTATAAATATCTTCGTCTATAGCAAGATCTTCCACCATGGACACAGATATTTCAACATGATCTTCTTCATTCATGGCTTCATTAATGAGATCGACAAAACCATCCTTTAGATCCATCTCTCTATCTCCTTTCTATAGTCAAATAGATTTAATTATATGTTTATAATAAGCATTTTAATTAGTCGGAAGGCTTATCTGTACAAGTTAAGCATCCTTTAGGACAAGAACGGAGAGATAAATTACCAGGAGACCCATTAGATTTCTGAGATGACGGATCTTCCATAGAATTATTTGATGATGATGTACTGGGAAGATTGTTGATTGTCTGTTGAAGAATATAGATCAGCGTAGGAATTGTATAATATAATTCTTTGCAAGGTTTGAAATCAATATTATTGATATCTGCAATCATTGTATATGTAATAGGTAATCCAGCAAAATAATTATAAATAATCTTATAGTACTTCTTATAATTAGGAAGCTTAGTCAATATATCTTGACAAGAGCATCCACATGGACAAGAAGAACTCTTAGGATCTTCATTAGAATATCCTGGTAAGAGATTAATCATATCTGTATCAAATAATGGAATCTTCTCTAATAAAGGAGAACCAAATGGGGAACCATCATCATCTCTATATGTAATCATATAATATGGTTCAATACGATGAGTTAAGAGAGACATTGGATCTTGTACCAACATACCATAGCCATCATAATAACAAACCATTGTATTGACCGGATCTTCTAATAATCTAAAGATTGTTTTATTATAATCAATATGTAAATACATTGGTGGTAATGCTGGCTGAGATACATGGATATAGGGTACTCTGGATACTGAGAAGATCTTATGTCTAATTAAGAACTCTATCAGGTACGGATCATAGAAAAAATAATCCCAGAATCCATATTTAAATACGAATGTTTGTGTAGATTGCTGGAAGAACAATTCCACATAGGCTTGTTTTAACATCTCTATCAATTGGTTATACGAATTCATTAAATTAAATGTATTCATATCAACCAATACATTATTATTGGATCCCGAAGGGGATGTATTCGGACCTGTACCAGATTTACCAATATTATCTGCCATATATTGATATTCATTGATTACTTGTGGATTGATATTTTCTCCAATAGATTCTAACTTATAAGAGATCTTATAAAAATTAGAACCATTTGGGAATGTATCAATATTGACAGAAGTAACACGGAAGAGTACTTCTCTTCCAGATTTATTGATATAATCAATAGAGAAATAAGAATGCTGATAAGGAACGAATGTATTCGGAGGTAAATAAGCTTCTCCTTCTATTGGATCAGCTTCTGCACCCCATTCTCCCATATCAATGGATAATTCCATATTCTGAATACCATAGAGAATGACTCCATTAATTTTATCAAATCTGAATCCGGATGCTGGTCCTATGAAATTATATGCGTTATCAATCACTTCATCTAATGTGGTATGTTCTTTATTGATATTATAGAACGTAACCTTAGTCATAGATAAATTATTGAAAAAATAAAACGGGTTATCTGTAATACGATTAATACTAGAATTGGTAAGAGACTCTACAATATTTGTTCTCTGATTCCCATTATTGGAAATAGAAGTCGCTGCAATAGTAGAGTTGTTTGTTATTCTTGGTTGTGAGGGGTTAAGAATAGTTTGTTTGCTAAAAGAACCCATAGATATATCACCTTCTTTTCATATTATAAGAATGTTTTACAATATGCTTATTAGGGAGACAAAAAATAAATTAGAGTCATATGACTCTAATTTATTTCAGCAATTAAGATTTGTCTTCTGGATGGATTATTTTGCCATTTAAGGGTTTAGCATCTTTAAGCATTTCCCTATAATCAGGAATATAGTGGATATGGTTTGCATCTTTTGTAATGCCTATTTCGGTTGTATCCTTTTCTTCTTCATCATCGGTTAGATATTCTTTACCCCATGTATTTAATACACAATCTCGATATTCCTCATCTGAGTGTTGCCAATCGATATGAAAATCGATAGAGTCTTTTTCTTTATAGATATGGCCAGCATTTTCAGGAATTCCTTCATCGGCAAACCATATCTCAATCTCTCTATCTCGATATTTCTCAAAGAACTTTCTGAATACATGATCCGGAACATTCCATGCCGTATCAAACTGTATCGTATCGTTATCAATATGGTCAAAGCCACACGAGTTCCACTTTGTACCCCAATATGCATAAGACCATTCATACCAATTGGTACATCCTGTGGTTATAAAGCAATATATTATATCTGCTAACTTTTCCAAAGTCATTTTAACACTTGGAGGATCTTCTTTATACATGTCTGTTATATATTTTTCAACCAAATCATAAATATTAGTATATGATATTAGATCAATTGGATCGCGACAATTTCGAATTTCTTTATAAATTAAATTCATCGCAGCATTATCATTAAAAATTGATGTGCTTACTATTTTAGCTTTTCTTTCTTCTGAGTCAATAGGAGCATTGATTGCTGTTTTCTTAATACATTCTGGCATAGGAACGAATTCATTGAAGTCAAAATATTCAGGATATATCTTCCCAATATCTTTCATAATAATTCTATTACGTACATAATTTGGCATAAAAATCTCCTTGAAGTTAAAATACATCTAATGATTTATTTGGATAAGAAAAATTGTGAACATTTGAATTTCTTAATAAAATTGCATCTATAAATGAATCATAATTTAAAACGGTTATATTAAACTCCATATCTTTTGAATAATATGGTTCTTCTCCAGACGCTTCATCGCATTCTGGTGGATTAAATTTAATAGTAGCCGATCCATCTTCATTTCGTATAATTCCAGAACCATTAGTTCCTAATAGAATTTCTTTAAAAATTCTTAATATATACGATTTGTAAATATGAGCGGTTAATTCTGCAATTTCTTTGATTATAGTAAATTGAATGATATCCATATATTTATGATAATTCGAATAACCTATATTATACGCTAATATATTATAAACAATTCTCACAAGTTCACCATATGGTGGAAAATTTGTATACTTAAATCGGCGATCATTATCTGATTTAATTATTTCGTCCCAATGTACCGGTTGTTCACAAAAGTTTTGGTTTAACGCACGAATTACACATGATGCAAATCTTATTATGTCGCCTCTTGTACGTGTTACTTTTTGATATACCTGCATAATATAAGAATAATCATCTGCAAAGCAATCATTTTCATATTTCATAACACTACACGGGTCTGTTTCTGCTCCTCTAGCAGAGTGTAACACAGTACATAAACATTCTGTTGATTTGATATCATCTGGAAATTCGAGTTTAAGATGCATATATCCGGGCTTAAATTCGATATTACGATGTAACTTACAATGATAGTGATTTGTCGATGTGTATACATCTATTTCAGAAATCGCAGGTCTATTGTATTTAATAGTACTCTGAGGTACCATATATTCGTTAGCATTTGGTTTATCCAATATAATATCGCCCGCAGTTTTGGTACCATTATTATCCTCATAATTCATATGTAATTTGATTAAGCCCTCATCTTCAATACGAATTCCACCTATTTTTATCGATGCTGAAAATAGGCTACCTTCTAATTCAGAAATAATCATTTCTATTTTCTCCTTATATATAAAAATAAAAATCTCCAAGAGTCATATGACTCTTGGAGGTCTTATTATAGCGAAAAATCTTCTAGAAACTTCATGTGATATATAGATCAAAATCATGTCTTGGTATATTTCAGATTATCTTATAAGATTAATAGAGACAGGTATATTCTCTACCGTTCTTAGATGTTCTTTTACCAATACGGCAAGTAAACGGTTCGTCAATGACTTTACCTTCTAACTGATTTCTAATGGTAGATGAGCCAGTGTTAACATAGCTGTCTTCTCCATTTCCATCAATAAATTTCAAAGTCATATATTCTTTATCATCGCCCTGTTTGGACTTACGTATTCTTACCTCTGTTACGGTAATCTCTTGATCAAGAATATCATTCACATAATATTTCTTTCTGTTTTCTCTTTCTTCTGGACCATCATTCGGTGATCCATCTTTGTTAGCTAACTCCGAAAAAGACTTAGCTTTAACTGATGTTGTATCAGATGTCTCTACTTTTGTTTCATTTTCAGTTTGTTTGAAGCTGTCGTTTGATCCATTGTTATGAAATCCAAAATCTGCCATTTAGAATTCCATCCTTTCTTTGTGTGTGATAAATATACGTAGACTAAAAATGATTTGATCTAATACATCAGTGTTATAATATATATTGGAAATTATTTTTCCATCATATCCATATCTAATATTTTACCAATAGTAAATATAGATATAAGAATCCGACGGAATTCAATAGATAACGGTTGTAATTTATCCCATTTTGAATACATATCTAATAATTTATAATAATATTGCTTGAATACAGGAGTATATATAGAAATTTTATCCGAATCCTTACCATATATTTTAAAATAGTTCTTTTTAAGGAATCGTTCCCATATATCCAAAATAACTAAGGACTCACTTTTATTAATTTGAAACGTACTCATTTCATTAGATTCGGATACAGTGGATTCCTCAAGTTTGTTAAGAATTTCTTTAATATTCTCTATTTCATCTTGAATAATATGCAATTCACTGACTTCAATATGAACGTAGTTATTACCATTCCATTCATCATACATTTTCTTTTACCTCTTTCTTAGTTTTTGTAATCTTATCTTGTTCTTTTATATATTCTTTTTCTAATTTATCATATTCTTTTTTGACTTTTGGGTTCTTTAGCATTTCATCTCTAACTTTATCATACTTTTTCATTTTGTTTCTCCTTTTCAAATTTAACAGCGATTTTATATAGTGGAGTATCATCTATCGAATATACTAATATAGAATCTTTATCAAAATTAACACGACAAAACGGATGTCGATGCAATTGTGAAGTGGATCGATCGGCCATATCTTTGCAAGCTGAAGTCAACCGTTTATAATTGAGATTACGATACTTAAATAAGAATGTATTGGCTGTAATGATAGATTTATTGCTATAATCAGATATTATCATCTTCGTAGCAGGACTATCTAAGAATGGGTTAGACAACTCTCCAGTCTCTCTATATACAATATTGACATATAGCATAGATGCATATCTAACCATATTATCAATATCATTTATATAAATATTAGCGTTGAAATATTTATGCAAGAGATATTCTATGATGCACTTTGCACTCAATTCCATATCTGATTCAAAATCGGTACACAGTGCGACTGTTGGAACTTTTTGTAATACTACGCAATAATTTAAAAATAATATATCATCGCATATATAATTATATAGATATATAGGAAATTCGTAATATGCTCTACTATATTTATAAATATCACTGTTCCATACTTCCATTAACTCACTTATGAATGGCATAGGTGTCTCATCATTAGCCATGTCGGGTTTTATAAAATACTTTTTAAACTCATCTAAGCTATTAACTTTTTCAAATTTCAAATGTTTTTCATAAACTGGAATAAGCTTCTCATAACAGTCTTGAATGATTTGATCGGTATACATAATATACTCCTCCTTTTATTTTGTTTCCCTCTTTATAAAGAATCTTTCTTAGCAGAAATATTTAAAATACTACCAATGACATATAGCTTAGTTACTATATCAATCATTCCATTTTCAAACGTGGAACGTTTATCAAAATTTTGAATTGGTTTATGATGAATACGCAGCTTTTTGCATAAATCAATTAATGTATAAAACTCATTAACAAATGGTGGAGTATAAATAATATAATGATTTTCTTTTGTTTTAAAATAATCATTCTCTGTTATTTCTGTCACAAATCCAGTCATCACTTTTAATGACATTATCAAACGATCAGATGCTTCTGATTCTAAATACTCAACTTGTAATGATAAGATTGTTGTAATATCTTCTATCTTTTTACAAATCATATTCATTTCTTCTGGTGAAATTAGCATATAATTTATATCCACTGAGTTTGATTCTTCCGATCCATCATTGCTTTTTAACCATCCAATTATTGAATTTATAATTTTCATTTTAAGTCCTCCTTTTTAAATTGATCATACGCTGGTATATCCAATATGCATCCAATAGTATATAAATTCCCAATAGCGCGTATCATATCATACTGGAATTCTGCTTTGATTTTGATATCATCGATTGTATAATGATTATAAAATGAATTTTTAAAAGCATTTGATAAATGATAATATGATTCGATGAATGGTGGTTTGTAAATAATATACTGATTATCTTCTGTTCTGAAATCTTGAGAATCAAGAATTATACTCATATATCTATTCCATATTTTCAGATACATAACGATATCATTAGATGCTTGAGCAGAAAAATAAGATGAATACCTTGCAGCAATTCTGGTAATGTTATCGATACCATTTGAAAGAGATAGTAGTCTACCTACCCTTTCGGGTGGAATAATAATACTGTTTTCTAAATGACTCATGTATATAATCTCCTTTTATTTTATATTTTACCTAATTGTATAGATTCACTTAAATTTCGTAATCTAGCATGTGTTGTTTCTGAGTTTATGTTCGATTTTGATATTTTTTGATATATAATATAAATTTCTCTCATAGTAGATGGGAAATCATCTTCAAAAATATATCCATATTCGGCTAATCGATCCGCATAATAGTCGAGTATTTTATCTTTATATTTATCATACAATTTGAAATGCTTCAATATTGCAAACAATATGCCAATACTAATAATGAATTTATCGTACTTATTCATAGTATAATCAAAAGAATAATCATTAGAATCTATAATTTCTATTGAATTTATTGTATCCATAAATGATTGAATAATTTCGGCGTGATTTAGAGGTTTCTTATCTGATAATAACTCCATTAAAAAATCCATTCTATTAAGAATAAGATCATTTGTAATAGTTCTAATTGAACGTTTTAATACATATTTTCTATAATTCTTGTTAATCAACCATAATAATTTCATTCTAATCTCTCCTTTTGTAAAATATAAATGAACTTCTCATACTTATAATATATAATTAAAAAAAAAATAAAAGTCAATAGAATATCCCATAGAGCTTATGCTCTATGGGAGTTCATATTATTTCTTAAGTAAGTAAATAACTTTATCTGTAAGTTTGCTCATATAGCATACTCCAGTTCTATCTTTATCTTCTATATCTCCTAAACGAATATATCCAATCTGATTTCCCAATACTACTTTCGCTTTTAAACCTGTTTTAACACTAGGCAGTATAGATATATTGAAGGGTGCTGTAAATTTGCTCTTAGGGAAATGTATAGATCCCAAAGACTCAGTTTTAGGTAACTTTAGATCATCTAATTCTGACAAAAGTTTCTTATACTTATTTTTAAGTTCTACATAATCTTGTAAAAGACTATCATATTTTAATCCTTTAGTTTCTGCAATAGATCTAGAATTCATGAGAGTATTAAACTCTTTCTGAGTATATCCACCCAATATAGAGATAATCCAATTTAAAATAAACATTGATAAACTTTCCTTTCTATAAATATATAATTATACTCCTATGGCTAGCCAAGAGAAGCCAGAGAACCAGGGATCTGAATTTGCAGCTGGTATTTGTTTAAATACATTAAATCCATTTGTATTTAAATCCCATATTTGAAGTATATTATCATGATGATTTGCATTCTCATTATTATTTTGAGTATCGTGGTTTAAGTCTTGTAAATACACATTAAAGCATACGCTATTAAATTGCTTAGGGAAAGTAAACCACGAAGATATACCTTCATCACCGTTATCCCCCAAATTATCTCTTCCCCATTGGAAGAGCAATCCGCTGGGTAATCTTTGATATCCTCTCTCGGCTAAACTACATTCAGTAAACCCAGAAGAAGCAATTTCGCTCTTTAAGACATAATCTATTTGAGCAGGATCGCTAGCAAATACTGGAATCCACGTATCTACTGCATTATGCTGACCCCTCCAATTAAAATTAGTCCATTCTGTCTGGTTTTGTATCTTATCCCAATTGCTCCAACCATCATGTTGGTTGTCTAGCCTGCGATGATAAATGTTATTATCGCCAATACAAATGAACTGATCTTTTTGACCTGTTTCTCCTGTTACGCCTTCTGTTCCTGTTTGCCAACCCGTCCAATCTTGTCCTGTTTCTTTTATATCCAGAATATTAAAGTCGCCATAGAAATGAACGTTATCTTCTAGTATATTAAGTTCATTCATATTATTAATTTTTCTTAAAATTAATTTGCTAGCCTTAGTACTAGTATCCGCAGATATACTATTAGCAATTTTATTGATCGTATTCTGCGTTCCATTGGCTTTAGTTATTGTAATAACACCATTTCCATCGCCAGCTACTGTCTTAACTAAATTCTGCGTAGCAGTAGCAATAGCTTCTGGTAATTGAGTCTGTAAATCAGTAATCCCTTTCATAGCATAATATAATTGAGGCTTGGGTACATATCCATTATTATCTAAGGAAGCCAATCCATTAGGTTTACCTCTATATTCATTCAATTCGTTTTTATAAGATTCTCTCCAATCTACAATATTCTTAGTATCAGTTTGATAATGAACAATTTCTTCTTTGCTACCATTGGTAACAGTCATAATCATACTTCTCCAATTATCAGGCATATTGTTAAACCTTCTTTCTATATATTTTATTTAGATAATTTTCCAGATTATTAGAATGTTAAACTCACAAAAGTATATGGGTAGTCTATATAGACTACCCAGTTTGTATTATATTTCGAATTGATCGGCATATGTTGCCAGTTCGCCTCTATAGTTTTTAGTCAATACACATTCTTTAGCCCATTTCTTTTCACACATATATTTTATATATTTTTCAAAGGCTCCATTAGTATTCTTAGTGTCTCTTTGTGCGTTATGGCCAGCCAATATAACTTTACAGTCATCATGAATTCTAGTCAATATTAATTTAAGACTGGATAGATCGCCATTCTGTGCTTCATCAACAATAACTACAGATTTTTCTATATTCGTTCCTCTCAGTCCAATATCTGTACACAATATAAATGATTGATTATTTCTTCCATAATCCACATCTTCTGGACGTAAACCTAAATCTTCGCATATATCATAGAATGGTCTGAAGTATATACTCTCCTTTTCTAATTCTGACCCAGGCAAGAATCCTAACTTTAGAGAACGTAAGTCGGGAATTCGTATATAATAGACATGATTCATACATCCTTGTCTGAGCATTTCTAATGCTGCCATAATTCCAATATACGTTTTACCAGTTCCAGCAGGACTGTTGATGCCAATAAACTTTATATTCTTATCCATAATAGAATGATAATATTCTTTTTGATATACATCCAATTTAGAATAAGCTCTTCCTAAGATTTTGTCATCCACATAAAAAGCTCCACCACTATCTTTGTTACTGCCAGAATGTCTGTTATTCATTATAATACCAGCTCTCTTCCTATATAGAATTAAGTATTGTAAGAGGAATACTTTACTATATTGTTTATCAATCAGAACATGCATAGAATCTATAGATTTGAAGGTTTTTATAAAAATAAAAAGAACTAATAGTGTAATTATACCATAAGTATCTTTTATCAAATATCAGAATATATAAAATGATAATAGAGTCTCCATAGACTATATGGTCTATGGAGAATTTTATATTATACAATAATACTATCCCAAATTGATTGCAATTCCGTTTTAGATAGTTCTACGAAATCATCTTTATTCAGTTTCTTATCTAATTCTGTATTAACCTGTGCTTTGGTATAGTAGTTGGTAGCCTGATTTGTTGATACGACGGCAACCTTATTATCTACATACAACTTAATTCCTTTAGACTTAACAGGATTATCAGAATTCTCTGTTGGGTCATTATCAAAGGTCAACTTATCTTGTTTGCCTGATATATCTTGATGTGCGGTCAAATAATTTTTATCATTAGTTAACTGAGATACTTTAGTAGGAATATCAGACTTATCTGCTTTATTTGTATTTACAGCAGTGATTTTATCGTCCACATATTTTTTAATCCCTTTAGACTTTACAGGATTATCGGAACTTTCTGTAGGATCGTTATCGAACGTTAATTTATCCTGTTTACCAGAGATATCCTGATGAGTAGTTAAGAACCCAGCATCATTTGTCAATTGAGACGTTTTTGTTAAAATCTCAGAGCGATTTGCTTTATCAGAAATAGCAGCAGTTACATAAGTCTTTGTAGCATAGTTAGTTAAATCAACTGTACCACTGGTTACTGTATCATCCACATACTTCTTGATGCCTTTGGATGTAACAGGATTTGTTGAGTTATCTGTAGGAGCTTCATCAAAAGTTAGTTTATTCTGCTTTGTATTAGCCAAATTGCCAATATTTCTAATCAAATCTTTAAGTCGTTCTTCACCTATAAAATGTTGTTCTGCCATAATATATTCCTTCTTCCTTTATTGTTTTTAACTAATAATACTATTCCAAATAGATTCAAATTCCGATTTAGTCATCTCTTTAAATTCTCCAACCTGTACGGCTGCTATTTTACTATCTACTTCTGATTTATTATAATAATTAGAAATATTAATAGCCTTCTTAGTATCATCAATAGCTTTCCATACACCACCAGAATATACAGGATTGCCAGAATCTTTAGTTGGATTTTCATCAAAAGTTAGTTTATCTTGTTTAGTGGCTATAGCCGCTGGTAAATCTGCTGTTTTCATATAGACGCTTAATTCAGACTTATCTGCTTTAGCTTGTAATGCATTATAAATGCCTTTAGACTTAACAGGATTATCTGATGTTGCACTAGGAGCGTCATCCATTGCACCAGATAAACTTAAATTATTAATAGCTGTAGTAATCGAAGAATCTACATAAGACTTAATTCCTTTAGACTTTACAGGATTATCAG